TTAGATTGTTTGAATGACATTTGAGATTTTTTTTATGTTCGTCTGTCATTGGTTTAGATATGCCTTTGGTTGATTGCGATATCTTTTTTTTATGATCTTCGGATAAAGTTTTACCGTACATAGGATTTTTTTCACCAGTCAATTTTTTACCCTTTTCTACAAGTATTTTTATATGATTTTTGGAAAGTGTTTTGCCTTTATGTGTGTTACTAATTTTTTGTTTAGCATCCTCAGACAAGACTACACCGAATGTACCGTCACCACCTAAGGTTAAATTATATCCAATATTGAAAGAATCATATTGCTCAATAAAATATGATTCCATAACATTTAGAGTGTGTTCTCGGTCTTTTGATTGATATATGACTTCCCAATCAAAAGATTCCCATCCATATTTACGAATTGCATTGTAGAATTTAGAATTACCGTTTTTACTGGCAGATTTATGAACTTTTTGACGATTTGGCCATTTGGAATCAAATCCAATGTATACTTGATTCGTTTTGCTGTTGACAGATTTATAAATTGTGTATATCATATACATATATAGTATTTTTCACTCTTTGGGATAATGATGAACAACAAAATTAAAGAACTTGCTGAACAATCTTTTGATATTATCAAGGACAATAGGGGTAGAGTGGAGTATTCTGCCGATAGTTATGGTATAGAAAAGTTCGCCGAGTTGATTGTTTGGGAGTGTGCTGAACAATCTATGTCAATCGGTAGATACAATACGCCAAGTGGAGTAACTCCAGATTTGTCTATTGCTATTGCTGTAGGATTGAAAAAACATTTCGGAGTAACAGAATGAAAGACAAATGGCTATTGTTTGCGACAGTTCTTTATTCAGCAAATATGTTTGGATGGCTTGTTTTCATTATTCTGAAAATAGCAAGAGGTGAAGGATGAATGAACGAATTAGAGAACTATACTACGAGTGTCAGGATGAAAGTCAAAGCACCGAGCAATGCTATCAAAATTTTGCCGAGTTGATTGTTCGAGAATGTATGCGTATGTGTGAAGTTACGGAGATGAGTTTTGTAACTCATGATTGTGATGTTGAGGCATCGGGTGCAATTACTGTGAAACAATTTATTGCTGAACATTTCGGAGTTGAAGAATAACATATAAACCGTGGCCTCTGGGATTAAAAATAACTAAATAAGTATACTGGCACTACACACACAATCGCCAGTAAACACACACAACACAGGAGTAACTATGAGCAATCTAACACCGTTTGAGATTCGTCTTGAACTTCTTAAAATGGCGAAAGACCTTTTATTGGAAGATTATGTTTCCAGTAAAGAACGCCTAATCAATGAATGGCAAGTGAAGGTAGAGTCCGCTAAATTAAACGGACAAGCAATACCAGATCATCCCGCCTTTCCAACTTATCCCTCAGAGACAGAAATCATCAACAAGGCACAAGCCTTGAATGGATTCGTTTCTAATATCACAGCAGAAAAAACACAAAGCAAAAAAACTGCCTGACGGGAACGGGTGTGCTTCGGCACACCTCTAACTAACAAGGAGAAATATGCGTTACATCACACTATTACTTTGTAGCATCTTTGCGGCATTTGTTGTATATGTTGGTCATGCCGCAGCACAGATCAGTATACCAGTTCAACCGAAAGTTCAACTGGAAGATTTATCACCACAAGCAAGATCGGAAGTCGAATGTCTTGCTCAGAACATGTATTTTGAAGCAGGACTAGAACCAAGACTTGGACAAATTGCCGTAGCATTTGTTACATACAATCGAATGCTGTCTGGTGTATTTCCAGATACTTACTGCGGCGTAGTCAAACAAAAAGTTGGCACTGTTTGCCAATTCTCATGGGTATGTGAAAATCGTCCTAAGGATATGATGAGAAAAGGACTCTTGACAATAGAGAGTAATTCGTTGTATAATAGTGTAACTGAACTAGCATTGGCGTTCTATCTTTATACTGAAAAGTTCAAAGATCCAACCAGAGGTGCCTTGTTCTTTCATGCGGACTATGTAAAACCTGGTTGGAATAATATGAGGTATACTGCTCAAATCGGCAGACATTTATTCTACAATAAGGCAAAGAAAAGTTCATGAGTATTTTATCAAGCAAAAAGGAGAAGATAATGGAGAAGGGATTGAGTAGTATAACCACAGTTTCAGCTACTTTGGTTTTACTTTCAGTCGTTGCTGCGGCATGTCTTTATGGTTTGAACGACCGTAAACTGATGGCAGCAAATATTGAAAACGCTATTGCTAAAGGTATTGATCCACTTGCTGTACGGTGTTCATATGCCAAGAGTGATGACATTGTTTGTATCGCACACGCTGCTAATCGTAAATAAACGGAGACTATATTATGGATTTTGAAAATGACAATCATTCATTCACATTTCGCTTTCACTCTGCTGAAGGTGAAAGAGATTTAGAAATGAATTGTAATGCCTTATATCTTGGTGACATTCTTGACAGATTCCGTGATTTTCTACAAGGCTGTGGTTATCAGATTGATGGTATGATCGATGTTGTGTCATTTGAAAAAGAAGAGAGTCCAGTTACTCTTGGTGAACAATCTAAATTTGATTTCAGTAATATACCAAATAACAACTGGATGTTCAGTGGCACAATGAATGATACAATACCACCGTTAACGACTAATGATATCTCGTCATTGACTACTCAAATGCCTTTATCAGCATCACCGTCAGGTATGGCATCATCGTGGTCGGCAGAACTACCAAGCAGCACTGGTAGTAAAATCAAAGTTAATTTCTGATGCCAACCAAAGATGAAATGCTCAAGTTCTCTTTACAGATAGAGAATTTGGTAGCCAACACAGATTACACATATCTTGAGGCTATTACTGAACACTGTAAAGAGACAGGATTAGAATTGGAAGTTGCTGCTTCACTTATTACACCGAATCTGAAGTCAAAGATTCATGAGCAAGCAGAACGTTTGAATATGTTAAAAGTGAAAGGCAATCGTTTACCGATATGACAGGTTATGAAGCATTCTGTTTATACACTTCTCTCAAACTTCACTTTAATTCAGATTCTTACGATTACTTTAAGTACAATGGTAAAGTAAGCACAAGCATTGGTGCATTTGAGAATCGAAAAGACAAATGGCACTTTTATAAACTCAGTCGGAGATTCACAAATGTTGACATATGCCGTGATTATATTGTTGCTAATTTGGTGTATAACCATGATGTTTGGGTAGGTCATCTTCTGACGAATGATGCTGATATTGAGTATCGTAAACGTCAGAAGATCATTCAATCATTGACTTACACTTTTACCAATGAGATTGAGTCATTAATGAATCATGGTAAACCAAATGACTTGTTTATATCTCAAGAGGGTGAGTATCCAGAATTATTGATCAAGTTGCTACATGAAGAAATCTCACTTGAGACTGTGTGTATTCTGAATAAAGTGCTTGAGTTTATACCTTCATGGGATCGTAAGATTGGTGATACGATTCACTATCCAAACATCAGTAAAAAAATAAAGAAGTATACACCGTTCATACCATTCGAACCAACAAAATACAAACTTATACTCAAAAAGGAATACGATGCGAATACAAAAAATTTATCTTGATATGGACGGGGTTCTATCGGATTTCAATCAAAGGTATAAAGAACTCTTTAATCAAAGAGCGTCGAGCAGTCGTGAGCGTGGTGAAAAACATGATGATAATTGGAATCATTTTGTAGACGGTAAGAACTTTGAAACACTTGATTGGTATCCTGGTGGTAAAGAATTATTGAAGTACATTATCTCACTGGATGTACCTGTAGAGATACTTTCTTCTTCTGGCGGTCGTATGCACCATGAAGAGGTGAAGCGGCAGAAAAAGGTTTGGTTGAAAAGTCACGGCATTGACTTTAAGGCCAATATCGTACCTGGTCGTCATTTGAAAGCAGACTATGCTAAATCGGATATTATTCTCATTGATGATACAACAGATGTAATCGATGATTTTAACACAGCAGGCGGCATTGGCATACTTCACAAAGACACGGCTAAAACGATAAAAACAGTACAATCAGTTCTTGACGAAACATATATACAAGTATATAATGAATCAAGTGGACAAGATGTACATACTTTTTAACAACTAACTATACGAGGTAAACTATGTCAGACTTTTCTAGTCTCAAACGCAATCGCAATTCGTTCGACAAACTCACCAAAGCGATTGAATCAATCAATACACCAGCAGAAGGTTCTAAAGACGATGACCGTTTTTGGCAACCAGAAGTGGACAAAGCCGGTAATGGTATGGCAATTATTCGTTTCTTGCCAGCACCAGCAGCAGATGGTGATGATGCTCTTCCTTGGGTTCGTGTTTTCAATCACGGTTTTCAAGGTCCAGGTGGCTGGTACATTGAAAACTCTTTGACTACTTTGAATCAGAAAGATCCTGTATCAGAATATAACTCTGTTCTGTGGAATTCTGGTATTGAAGCAAACAAAGAAATCGCACGTAAGCAGAAACGCCGTCTTACATACATTTCAAATGTGCTTATCGTTTCTGATCCTAAAAATCCAGAAAATGAAGGTAAAATCAAACTGTATAAGTTTGGTAAGAAAATCTTCGACAAACTGACTGAAGCAATGAATCCTCAGTTTGAAGATGAGAAAGCAATCAATCCATTTGATTTCTGGGACGGTGCGAATTTCAAAATCAAGATTCGTCAAGTTGAAGGTTATCGCAACTATGATAAGTCTGAGTTTGATTCTCCTTCAGCATTGTTTGATGGTGATGATGCGAAACTTGAAGAACTATGGAAAAAAGAAAACTCACTCAAAGAGTTTCTTGATCCTAAACACTTTAAGTCATATGATGTGTTGAAGGCAAAACTTGATAAGGTTCTTGGTCTTGATGGTGCTGCTCCTGTGTCTAAGACAAAAGCAGAAGACTTCACACCACGTTCTTCACCAGATATTGAAGATGAAGAACTTGATTATTTCAAGTCTCTAGCAGAAGATTAAATCATTTGACGGCACCTTCGGGTGCCGTTTTTTTTATGCTGGATGAAGAATCTTTTCTTCAGAAATAATTGTGGTGTTGTTTGTTATACCAGCGTTTATAACTTTTGGATTTTGTGGCTTTGATTGTTGACGCTGTTCCATCGCAATTTCATTTGACGATTTTCCTATGTTAGCACCCTCAACGACTTTGCCTGTCGAAACATCAACCGCATTGCCTAGTTTATCAGGAACTTCCGCATCATCTGGTGTTGCTGGCGCACCAGCAATAGTAACGTGCCAATCTTCACCTTTGACATTGCGAATCAAACCAAACTTCTCTAACCAACCTTTTGACTTGTCTCTTGGTCCGGCAAGTTCGTTCAGACCAGCTGACCCTATACTATTAATATCAATACCCAAGCCTTTCATGTGAACACTACCAGCACCTTGTCCTAGAGGAGCCATTGGTTGTGCCACTTTACCGCTAGGCTTACCATTGTTCTTTGCTAAGTCGGCATCATACAGTTGTTTTTGTTTTTCATTTGAACGATAGCCAGAAGTAATCGTCAGCATTTTGCCAGTTTCTTGTTTGAATGCTGATGCCATTAATTCAATACGGCGTTGAAACTCAGAATTGAATTTTGAGGTATCTACACCAGGATCTGCTTTCTTTGTAATGCTGTCTAAGCTACCAGTTGGTTTAGTTAATGGTTGTCCTGAAGGCACTTCACTAGGACTACCTTTAATTGGTGTTGCTAGTGGTCCGCCAGAAGGTGCTGCTTCTTTTGGCGCAAATACTGATTTATCAGATACTCGTTTTGTTGGTGTTATTGCTGGAGGTGGAGTAGGTGCTTCTCTTGCCGCACGACCTTCTGCTTTTTCTTGTTCATATTGTTTTTTATTTTCAAGATATTCTTTGAGTGAAATAATTCTACTCTTGAGTAAAGAAATATCTTCATCAAGTGCTTTGATCGTTTCTACAGCATTGGCATACGGGTCTTCTTCAAGTGCTTTTCTTCTTTCTTCTTTAACACCCTGTGTTTCTACACCAAGTCCTTTGTCAAGTGAACGACCAAAAGACATGAGTTTTTCTTTTACCCAATCTGCGATGCCACCAATAAAATAGCCTACACGATCTGTTACTGGCTTTATAAAACTACCAATACTTTCTAAGACTTTAGTGGCATCATCTTTCGTAATGAGTCCAAAAGAAATAAACTCAATGAATGTAGACATCTCATCTGTTATGATTTCACCAAAATTAAATGATGTAAAAAATCCGGTAATAGAAGAATAGAGAGATTCTAATGCTGAACCGATAATACCTTCAACGCCACCATACATTTCTAAAACATCAAGTACCAAATCTTTATTGAAGATAAAAACGGTAAATAAAAGAGTTGCCGCAGTGATTAGTGGCTTGAAGATTATTTCAAGTAACGATCTTCGTTTCTTTTCTTTCTTTTCTCTTTTTTCTTTTGGTTCTTTTAATTTTACCTGTGTGAAACGATCTTTTAATGGCGCAAGTCTACTCAACAAACTTTCTTTTGCCGGTTTTTCACCAGTCTCATTTACAAGAAACTTACTAAAGCCTTTTGTTACTAACTTAAAGTCTCTTCCTATTCTAGGAAGAAGCAACATATTTTTGGCAATAATTTTGAGTGAAGCAACACCAAGCAAAGTATTTTTTCTTTGCTCTTCCTTTTCTTTATCTTGTTTTGATAAACCAAACAGTTTATTTGAAATAGATTTACCTAGTATTTCTCTTATCATGTCACTCTTGCTGTTGCTATTTCGTTAGAGTCGCTTTTTCTTGGTGCTATCGTGCGTGTATCATGACCTTTTGTATTGTTTGTTTGCGGAACATTGATTACATCAACATCTTTTGGTTTGAGTTGTTCTCTTTGACCTTGCGACACTTCTTTGCTTGTTGATGACAATTCAACACCACCAAAACTTGCTGATGCTTTTTCAACTTTTGCTAAAAGTTCAGCACCTTTACCAACATCTAAGTTTAATTTTTTTCCACCAATTGCTTGTGTGACAGCACGATTAGCTTCAGATTGTGATTTGAAAGAATTTAATTTGTCTTTACCTAAAGATTTCATTATGAAGGCTGCTGTGACTTTTGTTGCTACCGTAGGGTCAAGCAGTCTTGTTGGATTATTAACTAAATCTTCACCAATCAGTTTACCATAATAAGTATAGTTATTTTTACCGGTTAGTTGAATGAAACCACGACCAATATATTTGAACCCATCACCCTCAGCGGTGTTTCCCATACCTTTACCAATGACGGTGTTTTTACCATAAACTACTTCGGCAAATTTGTACGGATCTTTTTTAATTACATGTAACTCAGCATCGGAAAAGTTTTGAACACGTGTGGTAAAAGTTGCTCTAATTTTTTCATTTGGTGTGTTGCTGTAATTTAAATTTTCCTCAAATCTTTTGAAGCCAGTTTCCTTTTCTACGTTCGCAAGCGTAGCAATAATAGCAAACTTGTTTGTGATACCGATGTTTTGTAACTCTTTAACAATGACTCTTACAAGTTCGTCACGACCTGAGACCTTCGTTGGTGCCGCTGATGGTACTTTACCTGGCGCAGAGGGCTTTGGAGCATGTGCTTCTTTTTTGGCTTGTTGCTCACGTTGAATCGCATCAGCCAATCCTTTTTCTGATGTACGCAGTTCTTCTCTTTTTTCTTGGAGTTTTTTAGTTGTCTCTGATGGTTTACCCATCGATTGTTCTTCTAAAACGGCAACCTCATCAATTAATCGGTCACGTTCTTCCGTTTTCATTAGAATGATTTCACGGGCTTTAGCTAGATTCTCTGCTACTTGTTTTTGTCTTTCTGCTTCTACTCTTGCTGCTTCTTCTGCTGCTTTTTGTTGATCTATAATTGCACCAAGTTCTTTTTCACTCAGAGGCTTTTCTTTGAGTGGATTCATCTCCATCATTTTGTCAACGGCATTATTTACAAACGTGAAGATGTAATCCGAAGTATCATTGATAAAGTTCGATAATTTTTCAGGGAAGTTTTTTACAAAGTCTACAGTACCATCGATTACTTTTTTGGCTGTGTCTTTGTCAAACAAACCAAATGTAAGTGAGTCAACAACTCCAGCGATACCTGCTTTGATTGTTTCATACAGACTGCCAGTAGACTGCCACGTATCCCATGCGTCAGTCAAACCATCCCATAAAGTCAAAATGATTAATGCGATCCAACCTATTGGTCCTGCTGCTGCCGCAATGCCTCTAAATGCTACTTTGACAGCCGACTTCTCAGCCATCTTAGCCATTTTCTTTTCGAGTTTACCTTTGAGTTTGTCTACCATTGGTCGTAGATACTTCTCAAAGGCTTCTTCGAAATACTTCAAAGTGTTCTTAGCAAAGTCTTTAACTTTACCTACAAGCTGCTTGGCAAGTTTCTTTATTTTCTCAAATAATTTTAAAAGTTTTTCTTTTAGTTTTTTTACTTGGTCTTTGGCAAACTTTTTAAATTTCTTGAATAACTTACCTTTTGATGAATCCTCATCATCTTCTGACGGTGTGTTCTTTTTTACAAATTCGTCTTGAAGGACTTTGAATTTTCTTTCACGTTCATCATCTTTCAGAAAGTGCATGTCTGGATTTTCTGATGCTTTACCACCATAAATCTCTACAAGTTTAATAATGTTTTGACGAATGATGTTCAAGTCTCTGGCAATTCGTGAAACTGCCATAAAATTCAAAGATGCTTTTGAAAGTTTTTTGACTGTGGGTGAAGTTCTTTTGGTAGAAGTTTTATTTAAAACTTTCTTGCTTATTGCTAACCCAAGTTTTTCGGATAACATATTATGTTGTTAAATAGTTTTTCATAAAACTTGAATTATATGGATCAGCAACACTTTCTGAAGATGGTGCTTGTTTGCCAGAAGTATTGTTTGTCATTGGCGCATTGACTACTGTTCCGGCATCAGCCGCAGCATCCATTCTTTGACCTTCTGCAACCATTGATGAATTAGTTGATAACGCTGAACCAGAGGGTGCTGACATTGCTGGTGTAGGTATAGGGGGTGAAGGTGCGGCACCATCTGCGCCTGCTGCTCCAATTGAACCTGTTGCGCCTGTGGCACCAGCTACACCAGCAGCACCAGCTACACCAGCAGCACCAGCTACACCAGCAGCACCATCGGCTCCGGCAGGCACAGGTGATGTGCTTGCGCCTTTTGCCATTTGTAAAATCTTGGTTGGCTCACCACCAACAGCAATAACTTTACGACGAACTTCTTCTTCTGTTACTGATTTACCTGATGCTTGATCTGTGTAGCCAGTTGATGAAGATGGGTCAACATTGATACCAACTTTAGAACTTAGAAAACCCTTTGCGGCATCTTGACTCTTTTCAGCATTGAGTGGACTGTATGGATCAGGTGTAGGTGATTTGCCTACTGTTTCAGCAAGTGCTTGTTGTGACGCTTTTTGCTTTTCTTGTTTTTCTTTTTCTTTTGGCTTGTCTTCTAATCTATCTTTTGCTGCTTTGTCATAGAATACACCTTCACCAGAATCAAGTTTACCACTCATTTCTTTCAGTGATGTTGTAGCAGATGATGTGTATGTTTCGGGTGCAGCACTACTCGTATCTTTTTTGAATGGATAATAGGGTTTAGTGTCTTGTAATACACTACCCTTGAATGAGCCAACACCGAGAATGGAAAAATCATATGCTGTCAATTTGCTAAACGGTATTGCTGGTATCCCAACATTATTTTTAATGAATGTGACAACTTTATCAAAAAGTTCGGTGACACCAAGCAACAGCGGCATCATCATTTTCAATGCTGAGTCCATACCTTGACGAAGTTCTTTTTCACCGAACAATCCAAATGTAATAAACTTCAGGAATCCACCAAGCGCAGCAACAAGTGTATCTACAATGCTGCCACTTTCTTTCCAAACTTTGATGCCATCAAGAATACCGTTAATTAGACCACCAATCAACATCGCAGGTATGAATATCTTGCTTAGTATCGCAAGTATTGAACCGCCACTAAACAATGAAGCAAATCCACCAACAATGCCAGTAATCAATCCACCAATTAACTTTACTGGATTGAGCATACTCAACAAACTACCAATACCACCTTCTTCTTTTGGTGCTGCTTCTCTACCACCTCTTTCCGCTGCTGGTGTTGCTGCTTTGCTTTTTGCTCTGGTTGCTTCTAGTTCTGCTTCACGTTGATCTTCAGTTTTAAAAAACTTATCTGCTTTAGTCGCAGCAGTTTCACCTTTGATCTTTACAAGTTTGGCCATATTCTGGCGAAGCACATTGACATCTCTTGCTATGCCAGGAAAAGCAAGAGATTGTTTAGCAATTAAATCAAGAAAAGGAAGCACATTGGAACCAACTGTTGGCTCTTCTGCTTTTTGTTCAACACCTTCTTTGGTAGGTGATGTTTCTTTTTTCTTTTCTTTCTTCTTTTCTTTTTTACCAAAAATAGAAGATAAAAGACCTTTTTTTGTTTCTTCTTTCTTTTTTGCCATTTATCGTCTTGCCTGTTTTTGTGCGTTAATACGTTCTTTTTCTTCTTCCAAATACTGCATCAAAAGACCCAAATAAATGGTTCTTTCCCAAGGTAACATTTCTTCAAGTTCAGTCAAACTATACTTGTGATGCTGGATCAATGCAAAGTTTGTCTGATAATAATTACTCAGTGTGTCATAACGAAAGATTAGGCGAAAAAATTTTGAAGCCCTTTAATCTCAATGTCTTCTTCGTATCCACATTTACCACATTTGAAGTGGACATCTTTCTTCAGTTCTGGCATCGTGTCAAAAAACAATTTAATCTTTTCTAAATCTTTTTGTGACATTGAGTCAACAAATTCAACCAACTCTTCGTGTGAAGAATCTTTGGCATAATACACTTGTTCTTTATCATACAGATATTCAATACAATCAATTAACACATTTACCAAAATATCGTTTTCATTCATGCTTTCATATTTCTGGATCATCTCAAAAGTAGGATACTTCAGACAAATTCCAATTTGGTCATTCAACATAAATTTGTTGTTGTGATTCGCATGAACTGTTGGCTCAACTTCTAATAGATTCAGTTTAAAATCTACTGAGCCACTACATGTAGCATCTTCACCTTTATCGTTTTTAATAACGTTATTACACTTATACTTTAAGTCAACAACTTCTTCTACCGATCTAGCACGGAGGTGCATGAACAAATATTCAAGATCAAACGTTGGTAAAGAATCAATATCAATGTCATCTAGCACACAATTCTTTAGAACTCTACGAATCGTTCCAATCACATCTTTGGAATCTTCTGATTCTGCTGCCATCAAAAACAATTTTTGTTCTTTGACAAGAAATGGTCTAATTCGAACACTCTGTCCATTTGAAATCAATTTAATGGTATAAATTGGTACGTCAAGTTTTGGTAACATAATTTCCTCTCAATTAGAATGAAAAAATTCTGGACGCCGCTGTTCCTCCAAGTGTGCTGAGTGTTTGACCGATATCATATTGACCTTCAAATATCGTGCGATATTTTTGATAAGAAAACGAAACTGATAAACGATGAAAACCTTCTTCAGCCCAACTCAAAGGTTGCGGTGCTATTCCAATTGGAAAAGCATCCATTAATTCTACGGCATAAATTTGACGAACAAAATCGTCATATTGAATAATACGAATATTTGTCAAGTATCTTGTGGCATTACTTTTTGGAAATCTTGGATTGTTTGTATCTGGTGGTATAATTGAATCCATCCAACGTTCAAACAATTTTCTTTCATAGAATTCGTTTGTACACAGAAAAGTTAAGTTCGTATCTGTGTACTGCATACGATATGGAACCTTGAATGATGGTCCATAGATTCGAGCATCGGCTGTTTCGAGTGTTCTTCCTGGCAGTTCTGCTGATTCACATTGTAGTGCCAGATATCTTGACACAGAGGGATTAGATGAACGGGTACCTTCATTCTGAAATCCTAAAGCAGAATTGATAGCGTCGGATACATCAGTGAAAATTGAGTTTGGAAAGTTTAATACTTTTTCCAAAAATGAATTGCCAATTGACTGCCCAATATATGCGGGTATTGGTATGATAACTTCATATCGACAAGGACGAGCAAGTCCGTCTTTGCCTTTAATATTTGATAAAAACAGATTAGGTGAAAAAGCCATTAAAATTTGTCCTCTGAATCTGACCAGACTTTGCTAGCCGTTGCTTTTGCAAAAGATTCCACAGGCAATAGAGCAGCGATGTCCCATTCATCGGCAGTTATTTCCAAAAATCTAGATTGAACATGTCCAGACAAGTATCGTTTGATACACGGTGATGCTTCATAGATTTTTGATGCTCTTTTCAAAAAGTCGTAACTAATTCTAAATCTTGTGGTTTCATCATAATCACGATTATTCAAAATTGTACTTAATTTGTCGAGAAGAATGATTCGTCGCTTTGGGTGAATGTAATGTAGATTCAACCCTAGAAAGCCGTCTGGATATCGTTCTATTGGAATAACCAATGGGAACCTGTCGTAATATGGCAACGAATCTTTCGTCTTTGGATCATAATAATAAAAGTACATACGACCGATAATAGACTGGTTTTTTAATCGTTCACGATCACGCATCAACTCACCTTTGGTGGGTCTGAGTGAAGGAACTTTGGACCTTAGCCACGAACGAGCCTCACGGGATCGTGGTGCGTATCCTGACTTAGCAAGGGATTCCTTAATTCTATCAATGAGTCGTTTCGCCATGTTGTATTTATCTGATACCCAAGTGCTTTTCAGTCAAAATTTGAAACTGCCAGCCGTGATCTTTACAGAACTCTTCGGCAGCATACCACTTGGCTTTGTTGATTTCGTAAGTGATTGCTTCTTGTAGATATGTTCGTGTCTTGCGTTTTTGTGTTGGTGGTTGAGTCTGTTTCTCTGGCTTGACTTCTATAACGTAAGTCATTACTGTGCCGTCTGCTTTACGCATCTTGGCAATGAAGTCTGGAAAGTACCGATGCTTCTTTTTGTCAACTGGGCTGTAATAAGGTATAGGAAGTTCTTCCGAACCCCACCAAATGACGTTCGGATTTTCATCTAAATAATTCATTACCTTTATTTCCCACGTGGACCTGTAGATGATATTGTTCGCATCACCTTTGTATTTCTGTGGGTTTTTCGGTTTAAATCTTCCTTTATTTGACATAAATACTATCTAGTCAATCAAAACAGGAACCCTCATGGCATTTTTCGGTCTGTCAGATATCACCATAGCAAAAGAAGATAATAGAAGAGGACCGCTGGCACCTCTTTTTCAGGGCACCACATCAAATACATTCAGATATCCTTTAGACATTGGTAATTATGACAAAGCGCATTACATGGTTGTCAATGTGTTTAAACAAAACAACTCACAATATCAAGGTGTCCAGCAAAGTGGTGTCAATAGAATTGGTTCAATAAAACAAGAAGTATCCGGAACACAAAGCCCATCTTTCGCATCAAAAATTAATAGTGCCATCGATAATGCTGTAAATAATTTTACAAGCGGTAAAAGTTTGTTTGGTAAAAACATCGCAACTAATTTTGGCGGACCGATCAAGCAAAGTGCTGCTGTAGATATTGATCAGAACTCATACATCAGCAACGTACAGAGTATTGAAAATGATTCTCTGATAAAAACAACTACAAAGACTGACGAGACAATTGTTCTCTACATGCCCGATACACTTCAATATACTTTCGGACAATCATATGCTGAAGCGGCTTTAGGTGAAGAGTTGGGTGGTAAAATAGCAGTAGCAGGTAAGTCTGTATTAGAAGACTTAAAGAATGGTTTAGATCCTAAAGCGGCTGCTGAAAAGGGTCTAAAGGGACCAGCGGCAACTGCTGCTATTCAAAAGGGAATTGAAGCTAGTGGAGCAGTTATTGGACAAGGCTCGGCTAGGGCTGCCGCATTTTTGGCTCTGGGTGGTGTGAATAATCCAATGCTTGAACTGCTTTATTCATCACCGTCTTTTAGACAATTTACCTTCGAATTCATGTTTTATCCCCGTGATGAAAAAGAAGCACTAGAAGTTCAAAACATTTTAGAGCGTTTAAGATTTCATCAAGCACCAGAGATAGATGGTGGTTCGGGTGGCCTTCTTTTGATACCACCTTCAGAGTTTGAACTTTCTTTTTACTACGGCGGTCGTCCGAATCCAAACTTACCTGGCATAGGTCGATGTGTTCTTACAAACATGTCAGTAAATTATGCGCCAAATGGTTGGACAGCATATGAAATGTTTGGCGAAAATGATCCACGTTTGGGTCGTACTGGTATGCCTACAGCTATTCAATTAACACTTGATTTTAAAGAAACCGTTATTCTTACAAAGAAAAGCATGGTTCGTGGTGATGGAGGATATAAATCAACACAGTCTGTTGGCACCAAAGTACAAGACATTTATAATACTCTCAAAAGATAATTTATGGCCAAGTATTTTAATTTTTTTCCAAAAACGCTTTATTCTTTATCCGATAAGTCAACGGCTGCTGATTTTGTAACAAACATTATTGCTCGTTTTGGATTTGAACAAAGTCTAAAAGAAAACTCTAGTATTTTTTATCCATATGACATTCAAGATGGCGATACGCCAGAAACAATTGCTAACAAGTATTATGGTTCACCCGAAAGACATTGGGTAGTTTTACTATTCAATGATATCATCGATCCTCAATACGATTGGCCTCTTGATCAAAGAACAATTATAAAATATGTTAATGTCAAATACACAGCCAATGGTGCGGCAAATACAACACCACAAACCGGATTAGCTTGGTCACAATCAAACACAAAATCTTATTATAAAGTTATTACAAGAGTTACAAATAATTCTTTAAAAGATACAATCAAAGAAAAGTTAGAAGTAGATGCCAATACGTATGCGAATGTTGCTATTGTAACTTCCACATATACATTACAAAATAATACAACCGTAACACAAACAGTGACGAAAGAAACGGAAACATATTATGATTATGAAGTAAATTTAAATGAATCAAAAAGAAAAATTAAGTTGCTCAGAGCAGATATTGTGTCGCAGTCCGGTTTGCTTGATGAATTCAAACGAGTGGTGAATTCTAAAGATTAAAAAATGGAAACAGTTAATTTACCGGAAACGCCATCAAAATTTAGTATCAACGAACTTGCTATTGTAACTAAAGCAGGTAAGTTGGACATATCTAAACTGTTTCAGGAAATAAACATATTTGACTCTCTTTTATCTCCGGTCATGTCGGGTGCTGTAGTCATTATTGATTCTATTGGATTATCGTCTAAACTTTTGTTTGATGGGTCGGAAGTTCTTCTTGTAAACATTGGTAAGGATACAGACTCATCGTCTTTTCGTTTAAAAAAAGCATTTAGAATATATCGTCAAAGTAACAGAGCCACACTACAACAAAATGCCGAAACATACACTTTAGAATTTGTTTCTGATGAGTTTATTTTTTCTGAACAACAAAAAATAAATCAATCATACAAAACAACTTACAGTGATGTGGTCAATAAAATACTGGTCAATTATTTAAAAGTACCAGAACAAAAATTAAGAGGCGTGTTCCAAGACACGACTGGTATTCGTGATTTAGTTATACCTAATTTGAAACCTCTTGATGCTTTAGAATGGTGTGCTAAACGTGCTGTTGATCAAAGAAGATCACCCAACTATGTTTTCTTTGAAAACAATTTGGGGTTTAACTTTGCTTCACTGTCTTATCTTCTTTCGTCTGATTATCTGTTCAAGATTAAATTTCCAGCAAAAAATTTAGAAGAAACAAAACCAAATCAAGATTTGTTAAGCCCACGACATTTTGAAGTTGTTAATCAGTCTGATAAAATAAAAACCACTAGAGAGGGTGTGGCTGCTGGAACATTTATTGGATTTGATCCTATTACAAGAACAGTACAAAATAAACGTATTGGGTTTGAAGATCATTACAACGCTATGGATCACGGCAACGATACTGCCAACTTTTCTCAATCAAAGAATCGAGGTGGTGAAACAGCAACTCAAGCGTTCGACTCAAAAAAGGTAGTGAATATTTTTGGCGCTAACATAAAAAATAGTGAGTACATTAAAAAGTATGATCCCACATCAATCTCAAAAGTTGAAAACCCAGAAGATTTTATATTTGCTCGAAAAGCCATTTTTAGCAATCTAATGAACAAAAGAATTAAACTTGTGATGCCTGGTAATTTTCAATTGACTTCGGGCTTCAATTTGAATGTTCGTGTACCAGATTTTTCAAAAAAAGAAAGTGGCTCCGAAAACGAAGATCGTTCGTTAAGTGGGAAATATTTGATTATTGCTACAAGACATATTATTAAGTATGATATGCATGAAACAGTTTTAGAACTTGCAACAACATCGAATGAAACTGACTTTATACCACAAAGTGTGCCAGAACAAAATCAAGCGATAGAGACTTATGGAAGCTACTGATAATAAAGATTTTGCTGGTAAATATGGCTTTACCTGGTGGATGGGGATTGTTGAAAAAATCAACGATCCTTTAAAACTTGGTCGCTGTAGGGTTCGTTGTGTTGGTTGGCACACCGACAATAAGTCTTTATTGCCAACAGATGACTTGCCTTGGGCGATGTCTTCAATTCCAGTAAATACCAATAATGTTTACCCGCCACGTGAGGGTGATATGGTATTTGGTTTTTTCGTTGATGGTGAAAATGCTCAAGTGCCTGTAATTCTTGGCGTACTTCCGGGTATACCACTCAATGCTGCCAACTATCAACAAGGCTTCAATGATGCTAGAACACCAGAAGAAGTTTCTGCTGCGCCAGTCAAGCCATATGAGTCATCAACAAACTATCCACGTAAGTTAGATGAACCAACAACATCAAGACTTGCTCGAAATGATTCTGATTATCCATCTGAAATACTGACTGCAAAAAAAGAAAAAAAAGCAAGTAAAGTAGAACCAGATTCATATTACAATGCAAAGTATCCCTACAACAATGTATATGAGTCTGAGTCAGGACATGCCCTAGAATTTGATGATACTAAAGGCGCCGAACGTGTTCATGTTTATCATCGCTCAGGCTCATACACTGAGTGGGGACCAGAAGGTGATAGAGTAGAAAGAATACAAAGAAATAAATTTGAAGTTGTTATTGGTGACGAAAAAGTTTATATAAAAGGTAATGTAGAATTATACGTAGATGGTAATGTAAACATGGAAGTTGGAGGTAATTTTCAAGCTGAAATAGGTGGAACCTGTGAGATAAACTCAAGTGGAAATATGTCATTCAATGCTCCACAAATAGATTTCAACTAATATGTCTGTTTTTATTGAAACTTCACAATCAAACCTTTCTGGCTTCGTTACAATACCTGACGATGACAGGGATGATATTCTTGATGCTGAAGAAAAACGTAGAACTTTACCATCAGCTTATGAAAAAACTACGTTTTCTGTCGATATGAATTTTACCGCATATTATTTGCAGATTCCGGACCTTGAAAAGGTATACGTCGATGTTTTGGCTGTAACACCTTTATATGATTTTAATAGTATAGGATTAACTGCAAATCCTATTGATACTAATACTTTAAGAGTTATTGGTACAACTTCAAATGTTTTTCCTGGCACATATTTTCAATTTACAATGCCAACTCTTGATGCATCTGGAACAAAATATGAACAAGAAATATTAGATGCAAACACGACTAAAGATTTTTATGCTTTAAATTATTACGAAATGCCTCAACCAACAGAATTGGAATTAACTTATCCAATAAAATTAAGAGTTCAATCTACGCCACTGACTCCAGAACAAGACATTGAAATTGACTTATTTCAGTGGCATTATTGGGAATACGAGCCAGCTAGAAGAACAATTATAGATTTAGTAGCAAGGGGGAAAAACTAATGCCGGCAGTTGCAAGACAAAGCGACAGAGTTATGTCGAAAGACGGATCAGGCAAAAAATGTAAGTCTCCATTGAGAACATCGGTCGGTCAAGTCAACAGTAAAAACGTTAGGGCTAACGGTAAATTAATTGTTGTTGCGGGCAATACTATATCGCCTCATCCTAAAAGAGGATGCACCTTAGACACATCAACATTATCATCATATTCTAGTTCGGTTAAAATAGGCGGTTTGGGAATAGGTAGAATTGGTGACGAATATGGGCCCAACATAATCACACAAGGCTCGCAAGATGTTTTTGCTGGAGGTTGAATAAATAAAACATGACTACTACAATAACATCAATTAATCCTAAGATTGAAACCGAAAGGTCTTATAGAGACTTAGATTTAAATTTTACGGCACATCCTGTTAAGAAAGATGTTAGTGTTCATCTTAATGAAAAAGCTGTAATTAACTCTGTAAAAAATCTAGTATCTACTAACTTTTATGAAAGACCTTTTCAACCAGAATTAGGATCTTCAATTCGTGCTTTACTTTTTGAACCAGTTGACTCAGTTTTTGGTGCATCAATTGAAAGACGATTGCTTGATGTAATTAACAATTATGAACCTAGAGTTTCTGTTGAATCAATTGTTGCCATACCTGCACCAGACGAAAATGGATACAAAGTGACAATGACTTTTTACATAATTAATTTAGCTAATCCAATTACAATTAATTTCTTTTTAGAACGTATAAGATAAAATGGCTGAACCACTACAAGTTACAGAACTTGATTTTGATCAAATCAAGCAAAATTTAAAAACTTATCTAAAGAGTCAATCTGAGTTTACAGATTATGATTTTGACGGTTCTGGATTAAGTATATTGTTGGATATTTTGGCTTACAACACTCACTATCAAGCATATTACTTGAACATGGTTGCCAATGAATCATTTATGGACACGGCACTATTGAGAGATTCTGTAATTTCTCATGCCAAAGTTTTAGGATATGTACCTTACTCAAGAAAAGCCCCACGTGCTGTTCTTAACTTCACGGTAAATACTGATGTTGATGATGGTTTAACTTTAACTATACCAAAAGGTTTTGCTTTTTTATCAAATGAAATTGATGGGGTAAGTTATAATTTTGTAACATTAGAAGAAAAGACCGTAACTAAGGCGAATACAGATTTTTTATTTTTAAATCTGCCAATATATGAGGGTCAACTAGTAACTTATAATTTTACTTACGACCAAACAACAAATCCAAAACAAATTTTTGTTCTTCCAGATGTGAACATTGACACAACAACTTTAACTGTGTCTGTTCGTTCTTCTGCTTCAAATACAGATCAAGAGATTTATACTCTTGCTTCAGACGCTTCCGAAAACACGACAACTTCTACTGTATTTTATTTGCAAGAAAATAGAGGTCAAAAATATGCGATTTATTTTGGTAACGACGTAACAGGTAAAAGTTTAACAAACGGTTCAGTAGTAGGTGTGACTTATTTGGTCACAAATGGAACTGCCGCAAACAAAGCAAATAATTTCGTAGCTACCGGTTCTTTGATTGACTCCGATAATGAAAATCAAACAAATTTTACTATTAATCCTGTAAGTGCTGCTTCGGGTGGTGCTGAACGTGAAAGTGTAGATGAGATAAAATTTTCGGCACCTCTTCAGTATACAACGCAAAATCGTTTAGTCACAACCAAAGATTATGAATCTTATATTAAAAAAAGTTACCCCTCAGTTGAATCTTTATCTGTTTGGGGTGGAGAAGATGAAATACCGGCAGTTTATGGTAAAGTTTTTGTGGCACTAAAACCAAAGGATAACTATTTTATAAGCGAAGCTGAAAAGCAAAGAATAATTGACGAAATTATTAATCCAAGAGCAATTATTTCCGTTAGTGCTGAAATTAGAGATCCCGATTATCTTTATATTTTGTTGAATAATCAAGTGAAGTATGATTCTAAAAAAACTATACTTACGGAATCACAACTTTCTACGCAAATTAGAAATGCAATTATTAGTTACAAACAAACATTTTTAAATAAATTTAATGCTATTTTTGCTCTTTCAAAAGTACAAGATCAAATTGATGGTGTAGAAAATAACGCTATTATTGGTTCAGAAACTCTTGTCAAACTTCAGAAAAGAATCACACCAAAACTGAATATAAGTTCAAATTATACGATAAATTTTGGTGTTCCTATTAAAAGGGGAACATTAGCTGATCGGCTGACAACAACAGAGTTTTCTGTTTATGATGCTACAGGTGTGAGTAGAACTGCAATCATTGAAGAAATTCCTCAATCATTTACAGGTGTTTCATCTATAGAAATTATAAATGCTGGATATGGATATACTTCAACACCAACAGTTACAATTTCCGGTGACGGTACAGGTGCTACAGCAGAAGCAGTCATCGAAGGTGGAAGAATTACACAAATTAATATGACAAATCGTGGCACTGATTATACACGTGCTACCGTGACTATTACGGGTGGTGGGGGCTATAGTGGTTCCGCAACGGCGATAATTGATTCGAAAGTTGGAACACTCAGAGTTATCTACTATGATGAAAACGCCAATAGACAAATTATTGATGCTAATGTTGGTGAAATTTATTATGATACTGGAATTATTATACTGAATGATTTAAAAATACTTTCTGTTTCGTCAAACGATGGTTTATTACGCTTGACCGTAGTTTCTGAGGAAGGTGTAATTGAGTCAACAAGAAATGTGATTATAACGATTGACGAAAATGATGCAACATCAATTGTAACAACACTTGAAAAAATGACATCATAATGGCTACAGATTTAAAAACATCGTTACTTGTTAATCGTCAAGTTCCCGAATTTATTCAGGATGAATATCCTACGTTCATTGCTTTTCTTGAAGCATACTATGAATTTCTTGAACAAAAACAGGGATCAGAAACAAATGATTTGATCACACAAGCAAAGTCTCTTCGTTATGCTACCGATGTTGATGAGTCAATTGCTCAATTTCAAACAAACTTTATTAACAATTATGCCCCTTTAGTTCCACAAAACGCAACTGTTGATAAAGCATTTTTAATAAAAAATATATTACCTTTTTATTTGACTAAAGGTAATATTAAATCTTTTGAATTATTTTTCAGACTTCTTTATGGTACAGATGTTACTATAACTTTCCCAAAAGATAATATTCTTCGTGCCTCTGACGGTAAATGGACTGTAGAGAATGTTGTTCGTATTGATAATGAAGTTTATTCTTATTACATCGGAAACGGTACAAAAAAAGAATTCCTTCTTGCTCAACAAGTTGGCAAATCTGATGTTACTGTTTATGTAAACAATGTAGAAACAACAAGTGGCTTTTACATACTTAAAGAGAGCAAGAAAATCATTTTTGATTCTGCTCCAGCAAACAATGTGGAAATAAAAGTTTTTTATGATGATTTTAATGAAACACTTTTTACGAACAGAAAAATTACAGGATTGACTTCTGGTGCTACGGCAATTGTTGAACGTGCCGCACCAAGACTAATTACACAACAAACTTCAATTGAATTGTATGTTGATGATGCCACATTACTTGGTTCATTTTTAAATGCTGAAGTAATTACAGCAGATATTTTTGCTGACGATGGTGAAACATTAATTACAATTAGATCAGACACAGTAGCAACACTCAGTTCAATTACTGTAACAAATGCTGGAGCCAGTTATAATGTTGGTGATCCGGTAACAATTATTGGTGGCGCTCCACAAACTCCAGCTGAAGCAGTTGTGAGTGAGATTTCAATTGGATTTGCTGATGGCGCAAACGTTGGTTATGGAGGTGCTGGTTTTGCTCTAGGTGGTATCATAACTGCTTTTAATGATGATGGCACAATTACTCTTGCTACAGGTGCTATCGATACTTCGGGCGCAAACTCAGCAAATTCATACACACTCTTTACTGATACCATCAACACATATGCCAACATAGTTCTTTCAAACTCCAACTATGGTTTTCCATCAACTGTAATTCCCACTGGTGAAAACATTGCAACACGATTGGTGGATGCATTTTCAAAAGCTACAATTACTGATATTGGTCCGATGACCAATGTTGCTATAATTTACTCAGGAACAGATACATCAAACTTGACAATCGATGCTGACGGAGCAAAATACGCTAACACTTTTGACATAAAAACTTTTGGTTCAATAGGTAGAATTGACATAGTTTCTGGTGGTAGCAATTATCTAATTGGCGATGAACTTACTCTTGGTCCAAATCCAGCTGGAACATATGGTAGAGGTTTTGCGGCGGCAGTTACAAATACAAACGCTTCAGGTGCAATTACAAGAATTGAAATTCAACCATCAAGACTTACTGGCAGTGCTAACACAACGTCTGGCAATGTTGTTGTCGTTGGAAATGGCACAAATTTTATAAATGAATTGGCCGTTGGTGATCAAATCATGATTAACTCCGAATCACGATATGTCAATTCGATTTTGTCAGCAACTTCTCTTAATGTAAACGTATCCTTCACAAGAACTTCAACTGAAAGAAAAATTGGCGTATATGACCGATATCTTGTTGGTGGTCAGGGTTATATTCAAAACAATTTCCCAACAATCACAGTATCATCGACAACTGGCGCAAATGCTAATTTACAAATTACTTCTTTGATGGGTAATGGTGAAAGACTTGGAATTACGGGTTCGGGAGTTGCCGGTTCTATTACAAAGATTCGCATAACAAACCCTGGTGCTGGCTATCAATTTATTCCAACAATCGATTTGTCGAACCGTGGTGATGGCACAGCAACAGCAGAAGCGCAAATTGAGAGGTCATATGTTTCTTTTCCCGGAAAATGGATTGGCTCGGATGGAATCATTTCATCATTAGATAGAAAGATAGAAGGTCTAGATTATTATATCGATTTCACTTATATTACTTCTGTGGCTACAGAATTTGCAAAGTATGCCAGCATTTTAAAAGATTTGTTACATCCTGCGGGCTTCAAGAATTACGCCGAGTATCCAATTTCACGACCTGTAGATTTAGATTTGACAGTTGATTCTTCAGTCACCGAAACAATTTCTGGATTAGTTTCTACAAGTGCCAACTCGATTATAGTAACAGGAACTTCGACCAAATTCAATGTTGCAAATAGTCTAGGTATCATTTCAATAGGTACACAAATCGCTATAAATAATGAAATACGCACAATCAATGCGATTGTCAGTAACACTTCATTGACAGTCTCAAGCGCATTTACGACAAACACCTCTGCTCAGACATTGATTATTATCACATAAATATAGCTTATGGCTCTAAACTATACATCAGAAAAACTTCCATTAGACAACGCTGAGAGATTTAAAGACTCTTTTAGCGATTCGGATCCGTCTATACAGTATATTTTTATTGGAAATCATACTCCATATTCTAATGAATCTTCGCCACCAAATATTGCTGAAACTATTTCCAGTGAAAAATTGGTCTGGGACAATATGTTTGCGGCAAAAAAAGTTACCGCAAATGATGTTGAACTTGTTATTCCAAGAGTAAATTGGACAGCAAACACAAAGTATCGTCAATATGATGATACGATTGCTTTGTCAGATTTAATTACTGGGAATACAACACAAAATTTGAAGCCATTTTATATTATTACGTCTGCTAAAAATGTTTATAAATGCCTTTCAAATAACTTCTCATCAAATTCTACAGTAGAACCTACAGGAGATTATTCAACTTCTAATGGTGCTATTTCAACTGCTGATGGTTACATTTGGAAGTACATGTTCAATGTCAAATCATCAAATAAGTTTTTGAATACGGAGTGGATTCCCACTCCAACAAGAAATACACAGACGAGTGGTTTGTCTGATTACAGTCTTGATGACACAGGTGTTGTAGATGGAGAATTGACAACGGTTGTGATCACTAGCGGTGGTTCTGGTTATTATGACACTAGTGTCGGTGTAACTCCTTTCATCACAGGATGTTCAATACTCACCGTGGCAAATACCTCAAATATTGCTGCAAACATGACTGTTTCTGGCACAGGTATTTCAACGGGAACAATAATTTCTGTTCTCGACACACCCAACAATAAGATCACATTATCGTCACCTTCGACATCAAATGGTGGTGGTAATGGATCTAATATATCTGTGGCCACACGAATTTATTTTGATGGTGATGGTGTAAACGCTGCCGGTTCAGCGACACTAGCAAACGGTCAGATTTCCAAGATTACAATCACAACAATTGGAACCGGTTATTCACGTGCGAATGTTTTAATATTCGGTTCAGGCACAGGAGCTAGTGCTAGAACAATTATAGCACCAAAATATGGACATGCTAAAAATCCAGCAAAAGATTTATTGGCTAAAAATGTAATATTAACAAGTGTAATTGGTCAAGTTGATTCAACTGAGAATGGTCTGATTTCTGTTGACACTTCATTTAGACAATTTGGACTGCTCAGAAACCCGCATAAATATGGTCAAGCTGCAAAAGCAAATAATACAACAGCAAATGCAGTTATAACTCAGGCAAGAACTTTGACGCTAACACCAGGACCTTCTTATACATTGAATGAGTATGTGTCACAAGTAACTGCTAATAATACTGTAGCATATGGCTTTGTTTATTCGCAAACGGCCACATCAGTAAAAGTTACTCAAGTAAAAGGTAGCTTTGTAGTTGGTCTTTCTTTGATTGGTTCATCATCGGGAACATCACGAACTCTAGTGGCAACAACCAATCCAGAGTTTGAGCCATATTCTGGTGATATTTTGTATGTTGAAAACATAGAAAAAATAGAAAGAGAAGATGGTCAAGCTGAAAACATCAGATTTATTATACAATTCTAAAGGTTAGACATGGCATTAAACTTTAACACAAATCCGTATTACGATGATTTTGATGAAGATAAAAACTTTCACAGAATCTTGTTTAGACCTGGCCGTGCTGTACAAGCACGTGAATTGACACAATCACAAACTATTCTTCAGAATCAAATTGACCGTTTTGGTAAACATGTATTTCAAGAAGGTTCAAAAGTTACTGGTGGTGAAACATTTGATGAAACTGTACTTTCTGTAAAACTTCAACCAACTTATAGTGGCAATACAATTAATATTTCTGGTTATAATGATTACTTTGCGTTTTCAACAACCAGCAATGCAGTTTATAAAATTAAAAAAGCTGAAGCTGCTACTTCTACTGATCCAAACACTTTATTCTTAGCGTTTATTAAAGGTTCTACCGTAATTAACGGAAACGCAAATGTGACGATTGCAAATTCAGAAACTTTGAGAATATATTCAACTGGGGATTTATCGTCTTCAAATATTGTAGGCAACGTCATTTCTTCAAGCACAGAATCTTCAAATACTGGAAGACTTTTTTCAGTAAATGAAGGCATATTTTTTACTAATGGATGTTTTGTAAAAACACCAAAACAAACAACCGTTGTATCGAAATACACAAATAATGCAAATGTGACTGTTGGATTCGACGTTACCGAATCTATAGTTGCTTCAACATCAGATACTTCTTTGTTAGATCCGGCTATTGGAGCTTCAAACTATATTGCTCCAGGTGCTGACAGATATAAGATTGAACTTACATTAACTACAAAAGAAATCACTGCTGATGAATCAATTTCCGATCTTACGACATCAAAATACATTGAGTTATCAAGATATAGAAATGGTGAATTAGTAAAACAAACTCAAACTTCTGTTTATTCTGTTCTTGGAGACACACTTGCAAGAAGAACTTATGATGAATCTGGTAATTATAGAGTAGAGGGACTTAATCCCAAAATTCCTTCAGAAAAATTCACTCCAAATAGCATTTTTACATTCGCAATTAGCCCAGGCAAAGCGTATGTTAAGGGCTATGAAATAGAAACTGTAGGTACAACTGAACTGTTATTAACAAAATCACGTGCCACCGAATCTGTTTCTGGTTATGATGTACCTGCTTACTACGGCAATTATTTTTACATAACAACAGCAAATGGCGCAGTTATAAACTTTTCAACTGCGGAGAAATTAGAACTACACAGAAATGTTGGCGCATTTAGCGCATCAACTAAAATTGCTGAAGCATATCCAAAGAATTTAGAATATGTGAGTGGCAATGGATCTACTTCAACCTATAAACTACATCTATTCAATATTGTAAAAACAAGTAACACACCAATTGACTTGACACGTGCCATTATAGCGGGCAACTCAACATCAGTCAATGCTACCTGTAACATTTCAAACAGTTCAGTTATTACAAGAACAATTGCTGGTACAAATTATTCATATTCGAATGTAATTAACTTGGCTAGTTCAACAGGTGTTACTGTTGGTATGGAAGTTTCGGGTACAAATATTTCATTTCCAACTTATGTAACTGCTATAAATGGTAACGATATTACTGTAAGTGGAAATCCTGTTGGTAACAATACGCTACAGTCTCTTACCTTCAGATCAGCGTATTTGACGGATACTAACTATGACTCGTCTGTTTTTGAGGCTTCGTATGATGTAATCAAGCAATTCTCTCAAGTTAATTATTATACCAAACGAGTTTTCAAATCGGTTTCATTTGTTGCTGGAGTGGCTTCAGTTCAGACAAATGATGGAACAGAAAGATTTGCTAATGTAAGTGGTGCAAATTTACAAAGACACTATGCTATTTGTATTCGCACTGGTGGTACAGGATCTTTTCCGAATTTTACATGGGTCAACTTGAGTGCTGGTTCTTATATTAGTGTGCCTTCACCATCAGTCGGTTCTCCAGCAACACTGAATATCAATTTGGGAGATGCCACTTTCAATGGCACGGCAGATATTCTGACCACACTTGATATTACAGCAGCAACGAGAAGAACAAAAACGCTGTCTCAAAATGACATCAAATACTTTACTGTATTGGATTCGGCAAACACATTCTCTTTAGGCTATGCGGATGTAATCAACGTTTCGGCAATTTATATTGCGACTGGTTCAAATACAGCATCAAACGCTAATGTAAACGTTGTTGGAAGTTTTGATATTGATCTTGGTCAAAGAGATAGCTTCTATGATCATTCTACGATCAAATTAAAGAACGGAGCAACTGTAAATACTGGCAACACGTTGGTGATCTTTAATCGTTTTACACATTCGGGGACAGGGTATTTCGATACTTTATCTTACCCAACATACGATGAAATTCCAGCTTATACAAAAACTGATGGTACAGTAATAGATTTAAGAGATTCAATAGACTTTAGACCAATCAGAACGGCAAATGCGTCTTCTAATGTTTATTCAAATCTCTCAATGTCGTTTGCCTCACAACAAATTGTTGATTCATTAATTGGTTCCGTTGATACTGATGTTGAATATTATCTCAGAAGAAATGATAAAATTGTATTGACAAAAAATGGTACGTTCAAAACTCTGACTGGTGTTAGCGCATTGACGAACCCACCAATTCCAAATAATGAAGAAGATTCAATGACACTTTATACTTTGTCAATTGATCCATACACTTATACAGCAAGTAATGTAAAAATTCAAGTTGAAAATAATAAACGTTATACGATGAAAGATATTGGTTCAATTGATAATCGTTTAACTAGAGTTGAATATTATACCGCACTTAATCTGTTAGAAAAAGATATAGCGTCAACGGTATATTATGATGACCAAGATAATCAGTTATTTAACAACGGTTTTGTTGTAGATTCTTTCAAAGGTCATAGCATAGGTGATGTGTTTAATCCTGACTACAGTTGTTCAATTGATTACGATAATGAAATACTCAGACCGAAGTTTGAAAGTAATGGCACATCTTTAGCTATTTCAAGTAACACACTATCGACAACTGGTAATCTTATAACATTAACTTACACTTCTGTACCATATATTACACAAAATATAGCGTCAGAAACAGTAAACGTTAACCCATTTAATGTGATTGGTTTTATTGGTTATGTGAAACTCGAAAAATCTTCTGCAAGTTGGGCAGACTTTTCAACGAGACCGGATGTTGTTATCAATAGAGATAATGGTTTAGATAATTTTGTTTACTCAAATAATTTTCCCGGATCAAAATGGAATGATTGGTCATTGTTTGGCTATGATGATGAAACAAATATTGTTTACACATATTATTCTTCATCCGGTCAACAACTTCAAACCACAACGGATTCTAGAGTAAAATCATCCGACAGTGGCATTATTGAAAATAAACTTTTGATTTATACCGCAAACACTGCGTTAGATTTTGAACTTTTTGGCATGAGACCTAATGTTAGAGTAATAGCATATTTGGATAACATTAATGTTACTGGTTACATGAGAAAATATGATTCCGCAAACTCGGTTTACACAACTGCGGAATTGACTACAGATAGTAATGGATACGCAAAGGGTAAAATATATATTCCTAACGACGAATATTTTAAATTCACTGTCGGAGCAAATCATTTATTTTTCTGTGATAATCTTTTTAGTCCCCAAAATTCTTCAACATTTGCTGAAACCTTTTTTTACTCTGCCAATCCTAAAAAGAAAAAGAAGAAGAAAAAAAGACGCACTCCTAAAACTCCTGTTATAACGGTTATTTTTGATCCAAATGATGATGTAACTGTTGAACTTCCGACTGATACTGATAACACTAAAATAAATACACAAACACAAAGTGTTTATGTTGATTCAGAATCACCAACATTTACTACTATGAATGCTATTGCCATAGGAGCCGCACAAGCAGGAGGAACAAGATATAATGGTTCAACTGATTTTCATAGTGCCGTAAAAGATGCGACCGGTCAAGCAACGTATACACCTGTAACATTAAATCAAGCAACAACCAATCTTACAAGTGTACGTACACTTCCAGCAGCTACATCTACTAGTCTTGGTGCAAGTGCTAGAGCAGATGATTATATCGGCGCTTTGTACAGAGAAGTTTTAGGTCGTCCACCCGATACAGATGGTTACAACTATTGGGCTTCTGTTGTTGCTGGTGGAGCGTCATTAGATTTTGTGGGCAAAGCCTTTGCGAATGCAGCGAATCAAAACTTAAATCAAGGTAAAGAAACACAAGTAAAGTGTGAAGTAAGTGATCCGATTGCTCAAACTTTTTTTGTAAATCGTTTAACAAATCCAGAAGGCATCTTTGTGTCTAGCATTGACATTTATTTTGCCACTAAAGACAGTTCTGGTATACCGGTTACTTTAGAGTTGCGTCCTACGGTAAATGGGTTTCCACATTCCGATGAAATAATCGCTGAATCAGAGGTAACACTTAATCCTTCAAGTGTGAATTTGCCTACTAATCCAAACGTTCCTGTTGCAACAACATTTACATTTAGAACTCCAATATATTTGGAACCAGGCGAATATTCATTTGTAGTAAAAGCGAACTCTGACGAGTACACTGTTTATATTGGTACAATCGGACAACAAAGACTTGATGGAGTTGGGCCAATCGTTTCGCAACCATATATCGGATCTTTCTTCAAGTCACAAAATGCTTCAACTTGGACACCAGATCAAAATAGTGATATTTGTTTCGTTATGAGGCACTGTAAATTTGCCGCAAATACAGTTCAATCGGCAGTTTTAACTCCAGTTTCATTTGGATATGATCAAACTTATGATCTTGCAAGACTTAATGTTCCATTTGAAACTTTAGGTGTTTCTGCGAATGTTACTTTTGAGCTGGCAACAAAAGCAAATTCTACAGGTGCAATGGGTAATTATCTTAATGTAATACCCAACTCGAATATCATTTTCAATGAAAGAAAGATTATTAATACTTCTTCTGATGCGAATGTCAGAATTAGAATGATCACTTTGAACGAAGATATTTCACCTTATGTTGATGTTTCTGGTTCGAATTATACTGTTGTGAAAAACTTAGTAGATAGTCCAGCAGCAGCAAATGTGACTTCGTACCCAGAAACTTTAGCATCTGGTGGTGGTGCTTTGTCTAAGTATATTGTAAGAAAAGTTACTTTGAGTGATGGCTTCGATGGATCAGCACTCAGAGTTTATCTACAACAAAACTTGCCACAGGGATCTTCAATTCAAGTTTATTATCGTGTGTTGTCGGCAACTGATTCCGACAAGATTGAGAATAAGTCTTGGACTTTAATGACACAGACTGGTGTTTCTTCAACCAATCAAAATGCCACCGAGTATTATGATTATGAATATAAGGCTGATGCAATTAGTTATACGTCTGGTGGAGTAACATACACAAACTTTAAAACATTTGCGATTAAAGTTGTGCTTTATTCAACCAATCCCGCTAACGCTCCTTCGGCTAAAAACTTTAGGGCGATTGCACTGTCATGATGTATAAAGTAAAAGATCATAATAATCTGAGAAGAGATCCCAAAAATCAAGCGATAATAAATGTCGATAGGGAAAAGTTGTCTGAACACAGAAACAAGACAAAAATAAAAGAAAATATCGAACATATAAATGAAGAAATCGCTTCTTTGAAAAGTGATTTTCAAGAGATCAAATTTTTGTTGCAACAAATTGCAAATAGAGGATAGAAATGCCAGCAAATATTAATCAGGTAACAACTGCGAATACCTTTCAGCAATGGCTTATAGCAACTGAAGATTTAATTGCCGTTGCGAACAATCTAACGAACGGCGTTGGTGGCACATTCTACGCAAACACCGATTTCACTGTCGGTGGTGATCTAGCCGTTACTGGTAACGTTGTTGGTAATGTAAGTTTTACTGGAACAATTTCTGGTTCAGGTATAAGTGATATTGAAGGAAGAGCATTAGCGTTTGCGATTGCCTTAGGATAAGATAAATAGATTCAAACTGTAAAATTAGAGGATTTTGATGGCCAATACTTTTAAAAATCAAACACTCAAAGCTGCTGGAACTACGGCACAAAATGTCTATTCGGCTGGTGCTGGAGTACAAGCAACTGTGATTGGCATGACAATTGCTAACATCACGAACTCACCAATCTCAGCAAATGTCATTCTGAGTGGCGGCAACATTACCAATAATGTTTATCTTGTCAAAGATGCGACAATTGCTCCTGGTGGTGCTTTAGTTCCTATTGGTGGTGATCAAAAAATGGTGCTTGAAGCGGGTGATTATTTACAAGTCAACACATCAATTGCTTCATCTGGCGATGTTATCGTTTCAGTTCTGGAGATTACGTAATGTCATATATTGGCAATAGCCCTGAAGTAAATTTCTTTACGGCTAAAGTAGATAAGTTTAGTGGTACCGGTGCTTGTACTCAATTTACTTTGTCAAGAACTCTTGATGATGCCAATGCTATTATCGTTGTTGTCAATAGTGTGTTACAAACACCAATTGCTTCGTATAATGTTTCATCGGGTGTTGTAACATTCACTGAAGCGCCATCATTAGGCACCGAAAATATTTTGGTGAATTATACGTCACCAATTACATTGACATTTAATCAAGTTACTCAAAGTCAAATTCAAGCGGGCGCTGTCGGTGTAACACAACTTGCAGCAAATTCTGTCACTAGTGATAAGATTGCACCAGGCACTATTGTAGCAACAGATGTCGCTGATGGCAGCATCACAACGCTCAAAATAGCGACTGGCGCAATTACAGGCAATTTAGTCGCAAACAACGCAATCTCAGGCAACAATATCGTATCACCTCCAGACATTTTCGATGATGCATTTTTGTTTGGTGGAATGTAAAAGGAAAAATAAATGGCAAGAGCATACAAAATATTAGGACAAAGAAATCCTTCAGCTAATGTGTTGACTACACTGTACACGGTTCCTTCTGGAAATTCTGCGATTATTTCGTCTATCACTATCGCAAATCTTGATGAAGCAGCAGGTGTTGGTGCGGCATTTAGGGTGGCAGTGAATACTTCAAGTGCTGCTGTATCGAACGTTAGCTATTTGGCATATGGCGTCAATGTTCCTGGTAGAGATACGATAACACTCTCACTAGGCGTAACACTCAATGCTGGTTCAATTGTATCAGTCAATGCGAATAGTTCTTTGTTGGCGTTTTCTGCATTTGGTACTGAAGTCTACTGAGAATGAGTCTAAAAAGATTTGGCCTGACTGGCAGTCTAAACAATCAGCCAAGAGTTGCGGCAAGAAAGTTTAGTTCAAATAGAATAAGCCTCAGACGGTTTCCTTTTGCAACGACACCAGGTGTCGTAACCACGGCTGTTTATGTTGAAGATGTATTTTCGACGTATCTGTATACAGGCAATGGTACCACGCAGACGATCTCAAATGGAATCGACATGTCTGGCAGTATATATGGTGGATATGTTGAGTTTGACGGTGTAGATGATGCTTTAATAACAACAATGCCTGCTCTCAGCGGAGATTTTACCGTTGAATTTTTCTTTTTTCCCACAGATTTCAACCGTGCGTATATAATCTTAGACAAGTCTTTTAGAGATACCAATTTTTCTATAGTTACAGATTATCTAAACACGGGAGCATTTTATGTTCAAGTTGGGGGATATGGGCAAATCAACTTTTCATTTAATCCCCCAATAGTTAATCAATGGAGCCATGTTGCGCTTTGTAGAAGCGGTTCCACTGTTCGCATGTTTCTTAATGGCACACTACTTAGTGGCACAACAGCTGGTGTAACTGGAGCAATCACAACAGGCACTCTTTATATTGGTGCTGGTAGCAGTGCCGGTTCTGGCTACGAATTTACACAAGGGTATATTTCAAATCTTAGAATCACAAACACTGCATTATATACATCGAACTTTACTAGGCCGTCTAGCCCACTAGAGGCAGTTTCGGGCACACAATTACTCACTTGTAAAGCTCCAAGTCTTACAACGGACCTATCGCCAAACGCATACTCTATTACAATTTCTGGTGCGCCAATTTCTCGAACAGAGGGTGGTGTATTTAATGATACCTCCAAAGGAGGTCTAGTTTGGATCAAAGGTCGTTCTCAAGTAGTAGGCCATCGTCTTGTAGATACGGCAAGAGGTGTAACCAAATCTTTAGATTCTAGCACCGGTGCTTTTGAGGCGTCTGAATTGTCAGGAGTTACCGCTTTTAGCAATACAGGATTTTCTTTAAGTGATGATGTAGATTATAACAATAACGCAAGTCTCTATGCCTCATGGACATTCCGTAGACAAGCCAAGTTCTTTGATGTGGTGACTTATACGGGTAATGGTGTTGCTAGTCGTCAGATTTCTCACAATCTTGGTTCAGTGCCAGGATGTATTTTCATCAAATGCACTAGTGTGGGATACAACTGGTATGTGTATCATCGATCAACGGGCAGTAATCAGGTATTAATTCTTAACTCAACTCTTGCGGCAGCAAGTAGCAGTGCTTGGAATAACACAACGCCTACAGATACGGTGTTTACCGTAGATGGACTTACTCCTGAAGTTAATGAAAACGGTGCAACCTATGTTGCATATCTATTCGCTCACGACGCTGGTGGCTTTGGTCTAAGTGGTTCGGACAATATAATTAGTTGTGGAAGTTATATTGGAAATGGTAGCACAACGGGTCCGACTATAAATCTTGGGTATGAACCTGCATTTTTGTTAATAAAAGATTCTACCGCATCCAATGATTGGTGCTTACATGACGGTGTAAGGGGTATCACAAATACTCCTGGTTCTAATCAAACACCTCAAATTTATCCTAATTTGAATGTTGTAGAAAATTTAAATACAAGAATAGCTTTACTTGCAAATGGATTTCAAATAATTGATGATGGTGGAAAAATAAACACGCTTAACTCCACGTTCATCTACATCGCCATCCGTCGTGGTCCAATGGAAACACCAACAAGTGGTACTGAGGTGTTTCAACCAATCGTTTATACAGGCACTAACGTTGATAATCGTAAAGTGACAACTAATATTCTAACTGACATGATCATGGCTCGTCAGCGAAATTCAACTTCATTTGGTGGAATGCTTGTTGGTGATAGATTGAGAGGTAATCAATACTTAGCTACTGGTACTACCGCAGCAGGAGTTACTGACGCAGATTCTTTGATGACACCTACATCTGGATATGGTACTTCTTTCTCTGCAATGGATGGATTTGGTGTGGGAAATGATGCGACTTCTCAGTTAAATTTGAGTGTTGTTTCGAACAATCAAATAGTTGAAGCGTTCAGACGGGCTCCTGGATTTCTTGATATTGTTACATACACAGGTACCGGTACCGCTAGAACAGTCAGTCATAATTTGGGTGTAGTGCCAAAAATGATTTGGGTCAAAAAAACTGCTGGAGGCACCGATGCTTGGGCTGTATATACATCAGCTTTAGGACCAAATTTATCTTTACAATTAGATGATGGGGGAGCTTATTCTACTCTTGCTACCTTTTGGAATGATACGGCACCAACTTCTTCTTCGTTTACGGTAGGCACAAATGGTAGTGTTAATGCTTCCGGTCATTCATTTGTTGCATATCTTTTTGGTGATGTTCCGAGTGTTTCAAAATGTTCATATTATGTTGGTAAAGGAGTAGGAACTTCACAACAAATAGATTGTGGATTTACTGCTGGAGCAAGATTAGTTCTAATAAAATCTACTGAAAGTGCCGGTGACTGGTACTTATATGATTCGTCTAGAGGTATATTGTCGGGCAATGATCCCTATTTTTCAATAGAGACCACTAACACAGAAAATACATCAACAGATTACATTGATCCTTATTCAGCAGGCTTTGAAATATCATCAACAGCACCAGCAGATATGAACAGCGGTTATGGAGAATTTTACGCCAGCTACCCTGTTGGTGGCACTGCTGTCGAAGGAGCCATTTTTCACAATAATCAATTTGTGGTTGTGGATAGCAGTGGGCAAGTTAATTTTTCACCAGACGGTATAAGGTGGACAACATATTCTACTACTTCTGGCACTCTTCGTGGCATTACTTTTGGAAATGAACTATATGTTGCGTGTGGTACCAATGGTGACATAACTACTTCATCGAATGGTACTTCTTGGTCATCAAGAACCAGCGGTACAGCAAGTAATTTGCTTTCTTGTGAGTTTGCTTTTGGAAAATATTGGGCATGTGGAGCCTCTGGTACACTTTTGAGTTCTTCAGATGGTATAAATTGGTCTTCTGTATCGACAGGTACAACAGTCAGTCTTAACAGAATTAAATATTTGAATGGTGTACTTTTTATTGTGGGTTCCAGTTCTAGACTACTTCAATCATCTGATGGAATCAATTTTACACTAACAGATTTGGGACTAGGAAATATTGCTCTTAGAGATATAGTTTATGGTAAAAATTTGTATGTTATCGGCGGTGACAGTCAAACATTGCTTACATCTCCAGACGGCACCACATGGACCTCAAGAACAATAGGTCGTAGTCCACAAGCATTAGTTTTTACTGGGAATAGATTTTTGGCTGGAGGTGGTTCCGGAAACACTGCTTATTCAGATGATGGTATCACTTGGACAAATGGTCCAACAATTACTGCCGTTACATTTAACACAGCGGCATTTGGTAATGACATCGCCATATTATTTAACTCACAGTCTTGTATTTCTTCTCCCAGATACATATATTGGGCTATAGCATAAAAATAAAAAAAGGAAAAAAATGGGTTACAGATTACAATCAACCGGTGAATATTTTCCAACAGACAATGCTCTGCGTAATATGATACCGTCAACTCCAGCACCAGTAACAACTGAGTGGATGGAAGCAAACGGTGTTGACCCCGTATTTGAGGGTCCACAAGCAACTGGTGGCACGATGTATCAATACAGTCAGTTTGGTGGTATTGAACAAATTGACGGAAAATGGTATACTAAGTATGTGTTAGGACCAATTTTTAGTGACAGTCAACAAGAAGATGCATATAAATTAATAAGAGATGCTGAACAGAGTGAAGCCGTTCGCCGCACACGCAATCAAAGATTGACAGAATCCGATTGGACACAACTGGAAGATTCACCGGCGGATAAAGCAGCATGGGCAACGTATCGTCAAGCACTTCGTGATATGTCGTCACAAGAGGGTTTTCCTTGGAATATACAGTGGCCTGAAAAACCATAATATATAAAATTATAAATGAAGGGTGATTGAATGAATAACGAAGAGATTTATTATTCGCAGTTTTTAATTAATCACGGTCAAGGTAAACTTGATTGTAATTATAAAACAGCCGCACGTGCGCTTAGACCAACAGCGCAGTACGGTTTATCCGAACAAGATGGTGAGTTCGTTTTTGGTGAGTATCAGGATGAAAGTGGTTTACCACCACCAACAAAAGAAGAAATACTGAATGAACTAGAGTTTCAAGAAAGATTTTGTGCGTATTGGCAACACTTTTATGATCGATATCAGGCATATCCTGACATTACTGTGCTGTTCAATTTGTTATATGAGGCAATAGACAAAAATCAGATTCCAGGAAAAGAATCAGATTTTTATAAAACAATTAAAATAGTAAACGAACAATATCCTTGTCCTGATGATGAGCCGCCTTCAAGAACGAATAAATAGAGTAAAATTAAGGATTTAAATGTCTTATATTGGCAATCAAGTTACGTCAGTACCGCATATAGTTGATTTATTCAACGGCGATGGTAGCAGCACTATTTTTGGTGTTCTTACCAGGGCACCTGCTGGGACAGCAGCCGTTGTTGTTTTTGTTAACGGTTCTTACAAAATTCCAGGTATTGATTATACTCTAAGTGGTGATATCATTACGTTTACTACTGCTCCTTCAGTAGGCACAAACAATATTGCTGTTCATCATATTGGTAATGGCACAACAACACAAGTACCATCAGACGGTTCTGTAACTGGTAATAAACTTGCAGCTACATCAGTTTCAGGTAATAATCTTACTCAAAACTCTATTCGTGGCAATAACATTGTTGCTGGTACAATTACTGGTAATCTGATTGCCGCAGAAACCATTACTGGTGATGATTTAGCACCAAATAGTGTTCGTGGAAACAACATTGTTGCCGGTACAATTACTGGTAATCTAATCGCAGACGGCACTATATCAGATAGCAACTTTTCAGCATCAGCAAATACAAAAATCCTAAGTTCAGGATTTGTAGGATCAATTATTTTTGGAGCATAATAAATGGCCGCACCTAATATTGTAAACGTAACTTCTATTATACCGCATACGGTGACACTCACGCCTGCGAATACAGCACGACAGGGATTGGTTGCTGCGCCGGCGACTAATGCTACTCATAAAGTAAACACGGTCATGATAGCAAATTTGGATCCAGCCACTTCATATGCTGCTACCATAGAACTACGCCTTGCTGATGGAACTACGTTTCGTTCGATTGGTAACACGGTTTCTGTTCCACCGAACTCAACGTTGGTTTTGTTAGACAAATCAACATCATTTTATTTGTTGGATACCACTGTTACGGGCGAAGCAAGCATGTTGTGGGTTCAGAGTAACTCAGCAAGTAATTTGACATTCACTTGTTCATACGAAACAATCAGCTAATTCAGAGCATCAAGAGAGGAATTTTTAATGACTAGACGTTATTCAGGTGGTTTGGTAAGAGCCCTACCTATTTCAGTTGCGACTTCTGGTACAAGCGGCGTCTTTACTGTATCAGAAGCAATGAACTATATTGCTGCTGGTAAATGGCCACAAAATCTTCTCACTACTGTTTTGACATTTACTGGTTCTGGTGTTTGGACAGCACCGCCTGGCGTTACTTCTGTTGATTATCTTGTTGTTGGCGGTGGCGGTGGTGGTGGTGCTGCTTGTAGTGGCACTAACTTTATTGCTGGTGGTGGGGGTGGGGCCGGTGGTTTTCGCTTAGGCACTAACATGAGTGTTACTCCAGGTGTTGATTATACTATAACTGTTGGTGGTGGGGGCACTGCTGATTCCGTTAGAGCAACTCCTGCTGCAAATGGTAGTAATAGTTCTTTTGGTAATTCTCCAAACAGTGTTGATGCGACAGGTGGTGGGATGGGGGGTAGGACACACGGACCAGCTGCCCCCACTTTGGGTTATGCCGGAATAGGTGGATCAGGGGGGGGAGGAACAGCGTCAACAAGTCCACTTGGTGTTACTCCTGGTGGTCAAGGTAATCTTCCTAATGTAACTCCTGCTCAGGGGTTTGGTGGTGGTGCTGGTTTTACCCCAGGAGTAAATGGTCGAGCCGGTGGTGGTGGTGGTGCTGGTGCAAATGGCAGCACTGGGAACACAAGTTCAGCAGGTATGGGTGGCGTAGGCATAGCAAGTTCAATATCTGGAATATCTACTACTTATGCTGGTGGTGGTGGTGGGGCTACTTACTCATGTACGGGGGGTACTCCACAAGTTTTGGGTACTGCTGGAGCAGGAGGCGCTGGTGGTGGGGGTAGAGGTGGAAATCCACACCCTAATGCCCCTGGCTGGTGTGCAGCATTACGAGCAAATGGGCAAAATGGCACAGCAAACACTGGTGGCGGCGGTGGTGGCGGCGCAAATCTTGTATCCCCTTTGAGTGGCGCCACATTCGGAGGTGCTGGTGGTTCAGGTATCGTCATCATTCGTTATGTACAACCTGCAAGTGAAACTACTTACACTTTCAAAACATCGACTAATTGGACAGCACCAACTGGCGCCACATTGATTGATTATCTTGTCGTTGCTGGTGGTGGAGGTGGCGGAGCAGGAGCATCTACAGGAAACCCAGGTGGTGGTGTCAATTATCTAATTGGTGGCGGTGGTGGCGCTGGTGGAGTACGCATTGGTACAAACTATCCAGTCACTCCTGGGCAAGTATATCCTATTATTGTTGGTGGTGGTGGTAATCGCAATTCGGGGACCAGTCCAACCGCAATAACACAAGGGTCTAATGGCACAAATTCCAGTTTTGGAACCACACCAAATCAAATTTCTGCTGCTGGTGGTGGAAGAGGGTCGGGAGCTATTTGTTTCAGTCACCCAGGCAGTGCTTACGCAGCAGCAAATGGTGGATCGGGTGGTGGTGGAGCCGGCACATATGGCGTTGGATTTGCTAATAACACATTAGCGATTGGACAGGGTAATATACCAAACGTGACGCCAGCGCAAGGATTTGGCGGTGGTGCTGGTATAACGACACCAAACGCAAACTCCGGCGCAGGTGGTGGAGGCGCAAGTGCTAACGGGGCAGCAGGAACTTCGGCTGTACCACGTGCTGGTGGCAATGGTGGTGAGGGTGTTGCTTCTTCAATTACTGGAGTTTCGACGAGTTATGCTGGCGGTGGTGGTGGTGGCGGATTTGGTCCCGGTGGGTCATCTGGTGGGGCTGGTGGCGGTGGTGCTGGTGGCGGACCACCTCCTGCTGCCGGCACAGCACCCGCAGGAAAAATTGGTGCTGCTGGCACAGTGAATACCGGTGGCGGTGGTGGTGGCGGTGGACATTGCAACAACCCCGCAACCTTTTTCAATTCTGGGGCCGGTGGATCAGGAATCGTTATTATTAAAGTTGTTGGCTAATTAGTTATTTGGAGTGATTATGGAAAAAATATATCAATTATATGGAATAGATACAGCAGTTCATTTATTACGACCAGGCGCAACTTGGGAAATAAGTAATATGGGTTTTAGCAAATGGGATGATCCTAGACCATGCCCAACTATGGAAGAAGTAAAAGAGTGTATGGAAAAACTAAAGCAATTAGAAGATTCCATAGATACACAGTGGCGTGACGATCAACTTAAAGAATTTGGTATACAAGAAAAAGTATTGTCTGAACAATTAAAATGAAAGTTACAAGGAGATAAAATGGCACACTTTGCCGAATTAGATCATAATAATGTAGTTCTTCGTGTTATCGTTGTTGATAACAGAGATACATCTACACCAAACGGCACTGAAAAAGAATCTATTGGTGCCGCATTTTGTGAAAGACTTTTTGGTGGTCGTTGGGTACAAACAAGTTATAACGGCAATTTTCGTAAAAGATATGCTGGTCAAGGAATGATTTACCATGAAGGTGCTGATGCTTTTATTCCCCCTTCACCATTTCCATCTTGGACACTTGATTTAGGAACAGCCGATTGGGTAGCGCCTGTGCCAAAACCCGATGGTAACTATGTTTGGAACGAAACTGATGGTGTTTGGGATCCTGCTCCCGATCCTGTTTCCCCACCTACAGAAGAATAGATTATATTTTTAAATAATAGAACCCCCACATATGTGGGGGTTTTTTTACGCTTCCAAGATTGACTAAATAGACGATTAGAAGGAGACAATCTTGGCGGCATACGTAGAAATCACTATTGAGCAAGGTGCAAACCTCACATCAACTGTCACTGTAAATGATGTACAAGGTGACTCCGTAAATCTCACAACTTATTCTGCTTCTGCTCAATTACGCAAATCTTATTATTCTTCATCAGCAAACACACTCACAGCGATCATTACTGGGAATGCTAACGGTCAAATCACACTTTCAATGACTGCTGCGAACACATCAAACTTAACTCCTGGTCGCTATGTTTATGATTTGATTATCAGAAACTCGACTGACAATTCTGTGACACGTGTAGTAGAAGGCACTGCTGTTGTTCTTCCATCAGTTACGAGGTAATTCATGCCAGATTTAGGTCCAGTTACGGTTGGTCAACCTAACTTAGGTTCTGTTACAGTTTTTCAACCGAATAGAGCAACACTTACATCACCGAACTTTAAACCAAAACCAAATGTAACATTGGCAGAAATAAATGATGTGTCCACAGAAGGCGTTCAAGATGGATATTCTTTAGTGTTTGACTCAGCAAACAATCGTTTTGAAATGAAAATTGCTACTACCGTTTTAGGAAATCTTGACGGCGGATTATTCTAAGAATTATAAATGTCAAATACATCAATTCAAATAAAGCGTTCGCTAACAACAAATACACCTGTATCACTCAACATTGGTGAACCAGCGTATTCGTATAGTAGTAACACATTATTCATTGGTTCACCAGCGGAAACAGGTGCTATTCCTATTGGTGGACATGATTCATATCTTCGTGGACTTACATCATATGAACAAGCTAATATAGCATTTCGTACAGCAAATGCTGCTTCAATTCGTGCTAACAATTCGCTAAACGCCAACTCTGGTGGCACAATTACTGGTGATGTTCTGATTCAAGGTAATCTGAATATCGTTGGTGGTTCGATTGGTGCCAATGTACCTGTCGTATTGATCGGTGATAATATTATCACACTGAATACAGCGATTAGTCAGTCGGGTCAACCGACAATGAATGCTGGTATTGAAATTGATCGTGGCGCACAACCGAATGTTTATTTGTTGTGGAATGAAACTGACAACAAATGGACATTTACGAATGATGGCGTAAACTATGATGATCTGGGTGGTTCAGCGACAGCATCGTATGCTAACTCAGCTTTCGTACAAGCAAACTCGGCATTCTTACATGCTAATTATTCTTTTGATCAAGCAAATTCTGGATTTACACAAGCTAATTCTTCGTTCTTTCATGCGAATGCTGCGTATCTACATGCGAATGCCGCATATACAAGTCAAAACACAAGCGGTATTAGAGCAAACTCGGCATATGAACAAGCCAACGCAGCATACATTCATGCTAACTCGGCATTTCAGTTTCAAAACGCATCTGGTAATTATGCGAACTCTGGATTCATTCAAGCCAACTCAGCATATCATCATGCGAATGCTGCTTTTGTAAATGCCAATAGTACATTTGCTACTACTAACTCCGCATTCATTCACGCAAATGCCGCATACGCAAGTCAAAACACAACTGGCATAAGAGCAAACTCTGGATTTGTACAAGCCAACTCTGCATTCTTTCATGCGAATGCTGCTTTCGCAAATGCCAACGGTGCTTTTGCTTCAGCCAATGCTGCTTTTGCAAATGCGAATGGCGCTTTTGCTTCAGCGAATGCTGCATACATTCAAGCAAATTCTGGATTCATAAAAACTAATGCGGCGTTTGATCATGCTAATGCTGCTTTTGCTTCGGCAAATAATGTAGCACCACAGGTACAACCAGCATTCAACACCGCCAATGCGGCATTTATACAAGCGAATTCAAGTTTTATACATGTCAATTCTAGCTTTCATCATGCGAATGCTGCTTTTGCAAATGCGAATGGTGCTTTTGCTAGAGCCAACGCTGCCTTTGCGAATGCCAACGGTGCTTTTGCTTCAGCGAATGCGGCATTCAACACAGCCAACGCTGCATTTATTCGTGCCAATAATTCACTAAACGCAAACGTTGGTGGTCAAGTTACTGGTGATGTTACTATTGTTGGTAATGTTACATCGAACACACTGACAACAACAGGTTCAAACGGTAGTATTACGGGTGCTAATGCTATCTTTTCAAATTATTTCTTTGGCGCAAACGGTACAGTAGACATGTATGTCTACACATCATATGCTTTTGCAAATGCCAATGGTGCTTTTGCTTCAGCCAATGCTGCTTTCGCAAATGCTAATGGTGCTTTTGCTGCTGCTAATGGTGCATATATTCAAGCCAATAGTGCATTTATAAAAACAAATGCTGCTTTTGACCATGCAAATGCAGCATATCTTTCACAGAATGCTACTGGTCAATATGCGAATGCCGCATTCATTCATGCCAATTCGAGCTTCATAAAAACCAATGCTGCGTTTGATCATGCTAATGCTGCTTATATTTCACAGAATGCTACAGGTCAATATGCGAATGCGGCATTCATTCGTGCCAACAATTCGTTAAATGCAAATCTTGGTGGCACAGTTACCGCTAATGTTACAATTAATGCTAATCTAACAACACAAAATGTATTTGTTGGTTCGTATATTGATTTAAACACTTCATCTTCTATACCACCAAGAAACGAAGGTCGTATTTTTTACGAAAACGATCAGAAGACTTTAGCATATAACAACGAATCTGATAATACGATTCAACTTGGTCAAGAAACAGTAATTCGTGTATGGAATAATTCTGGTACTACAATTGCCAGAGGTAAAGTTGCTCGTATAGGTGGTGACGCATCGGCAAATGGTTTCCCCGCTGTTGCTCTTGCTTCGGCAACTCTTGCTGAGAATGCTGAAGTTGTTGGTGTTACTTCTACTACGATTGCAAATAATGATTATGGTTATGTAACGATACATGGTAAAATAAGAGGACTTAACACTTCGTTATTGACTGCTGGTCAAGAGTTGTTCTTGTCCGATACACCAGGTGAATATCAAACAACTCCACCAGCAACACCAAGTGTGCCAATGGCAATTGGTTATGTCACTCTGTCTGATGTAACAGACGGTTCGATTCTTGTCTATTCTCATTTGATGGAAGGCAAGAATAAAACAAACGGTGCTATTCTGTTTGGTCGCAATGGTGCTATTGACCAAGATCCTACTAAACTGTATTGGGATTATGTCAATGACCGTTTAGGTATTGATACAGACAGCCCACAAGCAAACCTACACGTTGCTGGTGATGGTTTGTTCACAGGTAATCTGACCATTACAGGCAATCTGGTAGTTAGTAATGCTCAAACAATTACTACAGATCAATTGTTTATTGGTGGTAACAATGTAATTCTGAGTGCCAATGTTGTTGGTACACCATCACTCAATGCTGCGATCATTGTCAATCGTGGCGACTCACCTAACGCATACATTCTTTGGGATGAAACTGTCAATGAATGGTTAGCATACGAAGGCACTGGTGAACCTGGTCATATTCTTCTTGCGAATAAAACTGCGAACAGTTGGTTAGTATATAACACTTTTGAAGCATACGAAAAAGAATTTTATCCTATTGGTGCGAATCTTGCAAACAGCACTAATGAACTTGCTAAAGCAGGATTTGCGACTGCGAACATTGCAGAAAACTTAGCAATTGCAAGTTTCAAACATGCAAATTCTGGCTTCATTCAAGCGAACTCATCATATGCTCATGCCAATGCCGCTTATGTGTCTCAAAATGCTACTGGTCAATATGCGAATGCTTCGTTCATAATCGCAAATTCTGGATTTATACAAGCCAACGCATCTTTTAATCACGCCAATGCTGCGTTTGCTGCTGCGAACAATGTAGCACCACAAGTTCAACCGTCATACGATACTGCTAATGCTGCGTTTATTCATGCTAACGCATCATTTGTAAAAGCAAACACTGCCGATTCAAATGCTTTGTCTGCTGGCTCATATGCTAACTCTGCGTTTGATCATGCTAATGCTGCTTTTGCTTCAGCAAATAACGTAGCACCACAAGTACAACCAGCATTCAACACAGCAAATTCAGCATTCATTCAAGCCAACGCATCATTCGACCATGCTAATGCTGCTTTTGCTTCGGCAAATAATGTAGCACCACAAGTACAGCCAGCATTCAACACTGCTAATGCGGCATTCATTCAAGCAAATGCGGCATTCATTCAAGCAAATGCGGCATTTATTCATGTCAATGCTTCGTTCGATAAAGCAAACACTGCCGATATAAATGCGCTGTCTGCCGGTTCATATGCTAACAGTGGATTCATTCATGCGAATGCTGCGTTTGGTAAAGCCAACAATGCTGATGCGAATGCTTTGTCAGCTGGATCTTATGCCAACTCTGCGTTTGCTGCTGCGAACAATGTAGCACCACAAATACAACCAGCATATGATACAGCTAATGCTGCTTTCATACAAGCAAATGCGGCATTTATACACGCCAACGCTTCGTTCGACAAAGCAAACAATGCTGATTCAAATGCTACATCGGCGGGAGTATATGCTAATGGTGCATATGTTCATGCGAACGCTGCTTTTGCTGCTGCTAATAATGTGTTTCCGCAAGTTCAGCCGGCGTTTCATACCGCTAATGCGGCATTTATTCAAGCCAATGCTAGTATTCTTCACGCACAGTCTGCTTTCCATCACGCAAATGCTGGATATGTGGCAGCAAACACCGCCGACGGTAAAGCAGTAACATCAGGTGACTATGCGAATGCGGCATTTATTGTTGCCAATGCTACGACAATTCAAGCAAATGCTGGATTTAATCATGCGAACTCTGGCTTTACACAAGCAAACTCAGCATTTTTCCATGCGAATAGTGGCTTTATTCAGGCGAATGCTTCTTACAATCAGGCAAACGCATCATTTATCGTAGCTAACGCAACATCAACGCAGGCTAACGCAGCATTCGATCATGCTAATGCCGCTTTTGCTTCGGCAAACAATGTAGCACCACAAGTACAACCAGCGTTTAATACTGCCAATGCGGCATTCTTGCAAGCCAATGCCGCTTTTGATAAAGCAAATACTGGTGCTAATGCTGAAGTTAGAAGTTTCTCTACAACATCAAATGGTGCTGTTTCTACATATGCTTTAGGGTTTACACCAACATCAAATACAGCAGTAATTGTTTCAATTGGTGGTATTGTACAAACTGAACTTGCTGATTATGAAGTAAATCGTTCGAACAGTTCGATCTCATTCAATGAGCCTCCACCTGCTGGAGAATCTGTTCGTGTAGCAGGATTCAATAATGTAAATCTTTATACTCTTGATGTTGCGAACTCTGCTGGTGCCATTGTTGTTTCGTATAATGGTATTGGTGATGGTGTAACGCAGGGCTTTAATTTAGGATTTAGACCGGAATCTGGCAACGCCATCTTTGTTTCAATTGGTGGTATTTTACAACCCGAAGACGCATATACTGTAAATCCATCAACAAATAACATTACGTTTATTACCGCTCCTGGCAACGGAGAAAATATTCGTGTAGTTGGATATGACAAAGTTAATCCATACTTTGTTCAATATGTCAGTTCAAATGTTTCAGTATCAACATTCGAAACAGTTGCGAATGGTAACTTCACGACATTTAACTTAGGATTTTTACCACAAGCACGTGAAGTGTTGATCGTTTCTGTTGATGGTGTTATTCAACCAATTACATCATACACAGTCAACAATATTCAACAAACAATTACTTTTGACGGTGCTCCTGCTAGTGGTGAATTAGTTCGTGTCATTACAATGTACACGACAGCAAATGCTTTCATCACACCAGATGGTTCGATTAGTTTAGCCAAACTTGACACTCAGTTATACAATCTGATATACAATTCAAGTAATGTAGCGAATAACATTTCTAATACAGCAAATATTGCAATTGCAAATGTTCAGGCAAGTGCTAATGCTACATTGAATACAGTTTCAAATACAGTCAACGCTTCGTTTATTACAGCTAATGCCGCTTTCATACAAGCAAACGCAGCATTTATTCAAGCAAATACTGCCGCATCTACTGGGAAGGCAATTGCTATGGCTCTTGTATTTGGAGGATAACAAATGTTACAAACAATAGGTTCCGCTAGAATAGCAAACAGTGCAGTAACAACTGTCAAGATAGCAGATTATGCCGTTACAAACACCAAAATTGCCAATGCTGCCATCACTGTAGAAAATATCTCAGCGGATACTTTACCTAATTACGACTTAGATGATATATCATATCTGGCAGATGGAAATACATTAAATTTTCCATTAAGATATAACACAACAAATGTATCTGTCAGAGATCCGTCAAGTTTGATGATAATTGTAAATGGTACAATACAGAAACCTTATGCGAACACCTATGGTTCAAACACTTGGATAACTAACATATATGCCCCCGATGGTGGTTATATGTTAGACAGTGATGGTACAATTCGTTTCTCCGAACCCGTACCGAACGGGTCAACAATTCAAATAAGAGTCGTTCCTGGCATCGCAAATACCGTTCAGAGAACTTATCCTTACCGACCAATCGATATTATGATTGGCGAATAAAAGACTAAATAGTAGAGATTTTAAAAAATAATCAATTACCCAATTATTTGGAGTCGAAATGGCTAGAAAAGTATTATCTGATACATACTTCTCGTTCACACCGTCAAGCAGAACGATTGTATTTAATCAAATCATTCAAAGAGAGAGATTCGTTCTCATTACGAATCTGAACACGAATCAGGTAATCTACAATTTTTCAGATCCAAATCTGAAAATTACCTCATATTCAACATCGACAAACAACACTACTGGAGCAGCAACGACAAGTATCGTTCTTCAGTACAATACAACTGCAATGTCGGCGACCGACGATCTGCAAGTTGTCATTGATGAGTATGAAGAGAAGTTTACTCCGTCAGAACTGTATACTGACCCAGTAAATAAATTCAGAACAAGTCAACCACAAGCATTGATTGATACTGACTTTGAATATTCCACTCAATCAACGAAATGGGAATCTTTATCTCTTGTCAATAATCGACCATATGCATACCAAAACACAAGTGCAAACACCATTTTTTCTACTGGTGGACCACTAACTGTAACAGCCATTGCAGTCAACTCCAATTCCAGCGTGGTTACAGTTTACACCGCAAACACTGTTGCTGTAAACACTCCAGTTTTTGTAACAGATACGGCATGGGGACCTGCTGATGGAACATTCATGGTCGATTCAGTAACACCAGGCCATGCAATTCGTTACACAACAAAACAACGTTACATTAACACAGCAGCAGGCATAGCAAACGTTAATATTAACATTCCTGGTGTAAGTGCTGTTGCAAACGGTTCAGTGTACTCACGTGCTAATATTGGTATTGCAAACATTAACTTCATCAGCACATTTGCAAACGGTCAAATTACAACAACTCAGCCACATGGTTTGTCATTAGGCAATGAAGTTATTATTCAGGGTGCATTTGCTGCAACATCTGGTACACCAAACGGTACTTACACAATTACTGGCGTCTACTCTAATACTACTTTCCGTATTGATGCTAACGTAGCACCAGTAAGTTCTGGTGGTATCACTTCTTCACTGGCAAACTTGTTCTCTGCCGGTCGTTCAACAATCGTACATCGTGCATATGATGGTGGTGTTGAATTTGGTACAGCAGCAGAAGGTCATAATAATCAATTGATTCGTCAGACACGCCGTTATTTCCGTTACCAGTCTGGTAAAGGTATTCAGATGTCAACTGGTACGTTGATGAAGCCGGCGATGCGTGTTGATAGTATTATCAGTTCAGGTGTGGTTGTAACAGTCAAAACAAAAGAGCCTCACTTCTTAGATGCAAACGTATCAATTAATGTCACCAATTGTAATGAGGTGGCATACAACGGAACATTTAATGTTTTTGAAACACTGGATCCGTATACATTCCGTTATGTTGCAAATAGCACACCATCATCTTCTACAGCGACAGGCTTATATCGTATAACCGTCAATAGTTGGTTTGGTGCTATTAACCGTGTTGGTATGTTTGATGATCAAAACGGATTGTTTTTTGAATATGACGGTACAACATTATCGGCTGTTAGACGTTCATCAACTCGTCAAATTTCTGGTTACATCAGTGCAAACACTTCAAATACACAGATTGATGGTGTGAATGTCAACGGTGTAACAACCAAGTTCTCTTCTGAACTTGAAGTTGGTGACTATATCGTTATCAAAGGTATGTCATATCGTGTCATTGAAATTCAATCTGACACAAGATTACATGTTTCTCCTGCGTATCGTGGTGAAACTCCACTTTTCCAAGCAGTTGCAAACAAAACTATTGATTTTAAATATACGCAATCAGAGTGGAATATAGATCGCTGTAATGGAACAGGACCATCAGGATATAATATTGATTTAAGCAGAATGCAAATGTTGTATCTAGATTATTCATGGTATGGTGCTGGTTTTGTTCGTTGGGGATTCCGTGCTACAGATGGTAACATTATCTACTGCCATAAAGTAGTTAATAATAACGTCAACTATGAAGCATATATGCGTTCAGGTAACTTGCCCGCACGTTATGAAACAAATACGTTCTCACGTAGAACCAGACTTCAAGCAACGATGAACTCCGGTGACAATACAATGAACGTAGCAAATGCTTCAGTTTTCCCAACAGCAGGTACATTGTGGGTATACGGTGGACCTGGTGGTCTGAGCGAATTCATTAACTATAATGGCATTTCAAATAATTCACCATCGGGTTGGACATTTAATAATCTTACACGTGGCCAAACTGGTGCCACCATCAACTGTGTGATGTCTACGACAAGCACAGTATTGAATTTGGTAGCAGGTCAAGCAACGACTGGCATTCAACCTGGCATGTATGTAAGTAATGCTAACATTCCTGGTACAGCAATTATTACTTCAGTTACTCCTGGTGTATCGATTCAACTTTCACAAGCACCACAAATTGGTGGCACAGGTCTTGTGACATTTATTCCAATGGGTAATACAGCACAAACGTTTACGTTCTCATCAACTTCGCCAACTTCTGTTGAACTTCATGCGCCAGGTTATTCACCTAGATTGAGTCATTGGGGTACTTCTGTAATTATGGATGGTCGTTACGATGATGATAAGTCTTTCGTGTTTACTCAAGGTATGCCAGTTGCAAGAAGCATACCTCCTGGTCAGCGTATGGCAATACAAAGTTTCCGTATTTCACCATCGGTTAGTAATGGTGTTCCTGGTTCAAGACTTGGTGATCGTGAAGTAGTTAATCGTATGCAAATGATTCTACGTCAATTAGACCTCCTCTCTGGTGGTCAGTTCTTGATGGAAATTCTTTTGAATGCATCAACTGCAAATGCTACACCACAGTGGGCTTCAGTCGGTGGTTCAAGTTTGGTTCAATATATTAATCATAGCGCAGACACAAGAATTGATGGTGGTGAAGTTATCTACGGCTTCTTCACTAACTCATCTGGTGGTACAACGAACTTGACAACAACTTCAGTCGAACTTAACTTAGTTCGTGACTTGGGTAATAGTATTTTGGGTGGAGGAACACTTGATCCAAATCGTGGTTTCTTTCCCGATGGACCTGATATCATTACAATTTGTGCCCGAAACGTTGGTACGGGGGCAGCATCTATCTTCTCTAGATTGTCGTGGACAGAAGCACAGGCATAAATGTTATCAGTAACTACATTACCAATACTGCAAGCCGTAAATGAAAACAAAGAATTTTATTTCGGCTTGCAGCCAGGTCTGTCTGGAAGAGCGGATGTTGAATACGTAAATCGTAGCATATCATTTAATCCTGCTTCCAACACCATTACTATTGGTGTTAATTTAAATCTTGGAAGAAATACGGTCAATGGTGTGGCAATTGCTGAGTCTTCGTTGCCTTCTACAAAACTTTTACCAATTAATCGTCTACTGGAAAACACATATCTAATACCAGGTTCAGCGAATGGTAACGTAAGTATTTTTGTTGGTGATAGTTCAGTGTATTATTTGACTGGCAATACAGCTGGAAATGTTACATTTGATTTGCGAGTAAGTCCTCAAGTTCCTCTTGATAGTTTGATGGGGAATGGACAGTCACTTACGACAGCTTTTATAATGACGCAGGGTGGTGGCATACAGTATTTGGCTAATCTTTCTATTGATGGTGTGTATCAAGCAAATAGTACCAGATGGAGTGGCAATAGTAGGCCTACTTACTCTACATCACTTACAAGTCAACAGTTGGATGTGTACACTTTTACGACAATAAAAACAGGAGCCAACACATATTCAATTTTGGGCTCAAGAACATCATACGGTTTTGGTTAAATAAATGATTCAAAAAGTTCGCACACCTCTTATTAGTACAACAAGTATTACTGGTAATTTGGTTGCCTCTGGCGCCATTGCTGGTAATAATATTGTAGAGGGTCAGATTACTGGCAACTTGATTGCTGTTGGGGCTATTGCTGGTAACAATATTGTTGCTGGCACAATTACGGGAAATTTGATTGCTGTTGAGGCTATTGCTGGTAACAATATTGTTGCTGGCACAATTACGGGAAATTTGATTGCGAATAATGCTGTATCTGGAAATAACATAGTATCACCTCCAGACATTTTTGATGATGTCTTTTTGTTTGGGGGTATGTAAATGTCTGAACAAAAAGTAGAGTCGGGTCGTATAGCAGATGGTGCAATTCTTGGAAACAAGATTGCATCAAACGCCGTTCGTGGAAATAATATTGTTGCAAGTGCCATTACGGGAAACCTTATTGCTGATGGTTCTGTTTCTGGTAATAATATTGTTGATAATGCCATTCGTGGTAATAACATTGTTGCTGGCACAATCACAGGCAATTTAATCGCAGACGGCTCAATTTCTGGTAATAATATTGTTGATAATGCCATTCGTGGTAATAACATTGTTGCTGGCACAATCACAGGCAATCTTCTTGCCGCACAAACAATTACTGGTGATGACTTAGCACCAAACAGTATTCGTGCTAACAACATCGTAGCAGGTCAAATTGCAAGTAACACACTTACTTCAAATTTACAAATATCACTTACGCAAGTATTTGAGACTGCCAATGTTTTTACAACAGCAGTAGGTGGTAATGTAAACATTGATTTGCAGAATAATACAGTATATTTCTTTTCATCAAATACCACTGCAAATGTAACTTTTAATCTGAGAGCAAATACACAGAACACCCTTGATTCACAACTAGGAATAGGTCAATCAGTTACTACAGCAATTTTGTTGAAACAAGGTGCAACAAGATTTCGTGCTAATGTTTACGTCGATGGTGTATTACAGGCACCGTTTTACTTGGGTAATTCTGCACCTTCTTTTGCGGCAACACAACAAGAATCTATTGACATATATTCGTTCAATGTTATAAAAACAGCAGCGAATACATATACAATATTGGCAGCAAACTCTAATTTCCAAAGAGCAACAAATCAGAATCCATAACTTATGGCAACTATAAACACAAGACAACAATTCAAAGATTACTGCCTGCGTAGACTAGGATTTCCGGTTATTGAAATCAACGTTGACGATGATCAGGTAGATGATCGAATTGATGATGCGCTTAATTTTTGGCGTGATTATCATTATGACGGTACAGAAAAACTGTACATGAAACATCAGATCACACAAGCGGATATTGATCGTCAATGGATTTATTGTCCTGATGCCGTACAATTTGTTACGGGTATTTTTCCATTTGATCAGTCTAACGCATCGATCAATATGTTTGATTTGCGTTATCAGTTGCGTCTACATGATCTTTATGACTTTACGTCGGTATCGTATGTGTCATACGAAATTACCATGCAGCACCTTCGTACATTGAATCTATTGTTCTCTGGTACACCACAATTCCGTTTTAATCGTCATCAGAACAAAGTGTTTCTTGACATTGATTGGTCAAGAGATGTTCAACCAGGTGAATGGGTTGTCGTTGAGTGCTATCGCACAATTCGACCAGAAACAATTGTGTTGACGGGTACAGTAACGGGTGATCCATCATCAAATACAATCGTGGGTTACGGTACAAAATTTGACCAAGAAATTGTACCATTTGATTTCATTACTATTGGCACAGAATCAAAACAAGTTGGTAACATTGAGTCGCCCACAAGTTTGACATTAGTTGGACCACCAACATTAACGCATAGTAATTCAGCCATTCAAATTGAAGGCACGACTGATGTGTGGAATGATCGTTTTCTGAAACAATTGGCTACAGCAAAAATCAAACAGCAGTGGGGTAACAACCTTAAAAAGTTTGAAGGTATTCAAATGCCGGGTGGTGTTACGCTGAATGGTCAGAAAATTTATGATGAAGCATCAGAAGAAATCAAAGAGATGGAAGAACAGATTTATCAAATGGGTTCACTACCTTCGGAAATCTTTACTGGCTAATGTCAACTAACTTTTATTTTAATAATTTTCCGTCAAAGCTGGGTGGTGGCAATGTCATCACTCCAGAACAGTTATTGGTCGAAAATCTTGTCATTGAAGCACTCAAGATTTATGGCTTGGATGTTTATTATTTACCACGCACAACACGTGATCAAGTAGACTATCTGTTTGGTGAAGATGTTTTGAAAGAATATCGCACTGCACATCCAATTGAAATGTATCTAGAAAATGTAAACGGCTTTGATGGTGAACAAGATTTCATATCTAAGTTTGGTTTAGAGATTCGTGATGAAGCAACATTGCTTGTCTCACGACTGAGATTTAGGTATGCGGTTAATGGTTTAACAAGACCTCTTGAAGGTGACTTGATTTACATACCAATGACTACAAGTTTCTTTGAGATTACCAGTGTAGAATCAGAAAACGATCAAGCCATGTTTTATACATTAGGTCGTGGTCGAGGTGGTAATGTGTATGTGTATGCTTTGAAAATGAAACAGTTTTACTTTTCAAATGAAGTTATTGAAACAGGCATTTCAGAAATCGATGGCAATATTCGTAATTACTATCCAAAACTTCGTATTTCATTAGGCTCTGGTTCAGGTAAATTTCTTAACGATGAAATTGTATATCAAGGTTCAAATCTCTCTTCTGCTACAGCACAAGCACTAGTTTACGATTTTCAACCAAATTCATACATTGATGTGTATAGAATGCAGGGTGATTTTGTCGCATCGGCTAATGTGAAAGGTAATACAAGTTCTTCACAATGGACAGTCACACTTGCTTCTGATGCTCCAGTTCAAAACACAGCATTTGAAGACATCATTGACAATGCTCGTATTGAAGCAGCGGGTGATGGTATCATTGACTTTACGGAAGTGAATCCGTTTGGAGAACCTTGATGTTAGGTAATTCTCAATTTTATCATCGCACCATTCGTAAAATGGTGGTTGTGTTTGGTACAATGTTCAATGATCTTGAAATTGTTCGTTATACACAATCTGGTAGCCCAAAAGAAAAACTTAAAGTACCATTGTCATATGGTCCTAAAGAAAGATATCTGACACAGATTACTTCTGATCCAAATTTGATCAAATCGATAAACTCTGTAATACCAAGAATGTCATTTAATCTTGACAACCTTGAGTATGATTCAAGTCGTAAACAGATTTCCACACTACAGAATTTTGCTGCTGCTACAAACACCGGAGTTGCTACACAATATTTACCTGTGCCATATAACTTTGAATTTAGTTTATCAATTTATGTTCGCAACACAGAAGATGGCACACAAATACTGGAACAAATACTACCATTCTTCACACCAGATTTTAGTGTTGTAGTAGATTTTATTCCTCAAATGAATCAGAAGTACACAGTGCCTATCATACTTAATTCAGTAGCATCGACAGTTGATTATGAAGGTGGCATGGGTGATGGTACAACACGAATTATTGTTTGGGATTTAACGTTTACAGCCAAGAGTTTCATCTGGCCACCAGTCAAAACAGGTAAAATTATTAATGCTGCTAATACCAATATCAACATTGATCTTACCTCAAAAGAAATTCAAAAAGTCTATGTTGACTATGCGAATGGTAACAATGTGTTTACAACTGGAGAAACACTCCGTGATAGTGCCAATGGATTCTTTGGTACTGTAGAATACTTCAGCAACACTTCACTTGGCACATTAGTCATTACTGGTGGTAATAAGTATATACAAACTGGCTATACACTTACAGGTGATTATTCTGGAGCAAGATATAATGTGTCTACGCTAGATACAACTTCAATCAATGCTGCTGCGGTAATTGTTGAGCCTAATCCAACAACAGCCGCACCGCCAGCAGACTTTGGATTTATTGAAACGATTAAAGAATGGCCTGATACATTATCATGAAAAAACTGAATAAAAATTTATCTGAAATCTTTGATGTTGAGCCTATTGAAGAAGGCCGAATCGAAACAATGCCTGTTGTAATAGATGATAGTGCTAATCAAATTGATGCCGATGCTGAATTTGCTCGTACAAATATGCGTTCATTGATTGATAATGGTAACCGAGCATTGACTGAATTAGCTTCAGTTGCGAATCAATCAGAGTCACCAAGAGCATATGAAGTCTTAGCCACAATGATGAAAAATCTGGCTGAGATGAATAAAGATTTACTAGAGTTACAAAAAAGAAAAAAAGAGCTTGCACCTCAGTCGGAGTCTAGTAAAGGAGTCAACGTCGATAAAGCAATCTTCGTTGGCTCCACTACCGAATTACTTAAAATGATCAAAGGAAATAAATAAAATTATGGAACAACTAATCGAACAAATGAAGGTTATTCTTGGTACGAACTTTGCTTTGTACTTTAAAGCACATACCTATCATTGGAATGTAGAAGGTCCAAACTTTGCTGAGTATCATGGTTTTCTTGGTACATTCTATGAGGCAGTGTTTGATCAAACTGATCTAATCGCAGAACACATTCGTGCGTTAAATTCTTATGCTCCAACAACTCTTGGAAGAATGAGTGAATTGTCCAAGATTACTTTTAACGTAGCGATACCTGCACCAGTCGTAATGATGTCTGAACTTGCCGCTGACAATGATAAATTTATCATGGAACTTCGTACAGGTATTGCTGTTGCTGACGCTGCTGACGAACCTGCTGTAGGTAACTTCTTACAAGATATTCTAGACGCTCATCAAAAACATGGTTGGATGCTGAAGAGTTTTACACGATAAATTATGGATGACGGGTACCTTGGTAATGCACGGCTCAAACGAGTCGGTGTTGAAATATCCTACACTGAAGAGCAATTAAAAGAGATTGTAAAATGCACCGAAGATCCGGTGTACTTTATTCGTAACTATGTCAAAATTGTCAACGTAGATAAAGGTCTTGTGCCTTTTGAGATGTGGCCATTTCAAGAAGACATGGTTCGTACATTTCATGACAATCGTTTTTGTATCGCAAAGATGCCACGACAGGTTGGTAAGACAACTACAACTGTCGGGTATATGCTTTGGTCAGCATTGTTCAACGAAGAATTCGTAATTGGTATTCTTGCCAACAAACTCCAACTTGCTCAAGACATTCTTGCTAAGATACAAAAAGCCTATGAGTATTTACCTTCATGGCTTCAACAAGGTATTATCAACTGGAACAAACGTTCGATTGAATTAGAAAATGGTTCAAAGATTTATGCTTACGCTACATCAGCAGCGGGTGTTCGTGGTGGTTCATATAATCTAATCTTTCTTGACGAATTTGCTTTTGTGCCACACAACATGGCAGTAGACTTTTTTACTTCTACTTATCCTGTTATCTCATCTGGTAAAAGTTCAAAAGTAATTATTGTTTCTACTCCGAACGGTCTGAATCTGTTTTATAAGATGTGGACAGATGCGATTGAAAATCGTTCAACATACAAAACACTTGAGATTCACTGGTCAATGGTGCCAGGTCGTGATGAGAAGTGGAAAGAAGAAACGATACGAAACACTTCTGAAGAACAATTCCGACAAGAATTTGAGACAGAGTTTATTGGTTCTTCAGCGACACTGATTTCTGGTTCCAAACTCCGTTCATTGGCGTTCTATGACCCAACCCGTATTGAAGATGACGGCAATCTATTTGTATATGAAGATCCACGCCCAGGACGCATTTACATTGCCACAGTAGACTGTGCTGAGGGCGTAGGTCTAGATTATCATACGATCAATGTTTTGGATGCTACAGAAGCTCCTTATAAACAAGTCGCACGATATCGGAATAATAAGCTGCCGCTATTGTTCTTTCCAACAGTGGTGTATGCTTTAGCCAATCGTTACAACCAGGCTTATGTACTGATTGAAACCAACAATGTTGGTCAGCAAGTCGTAGATATTCTACATTATGATCTGGAATATGAAAACATCTATAAGCTAGAGCATCATCATATCAAAGGTCAGAGCATTTCTGCTGGCTTTAAACGCTCAGTGGCTTTTGGTGTAAAGACAACCAAATCAGTCAAGAAAATTGGCTGTGCTAACTTGAAAACGCTGATTGAGAACGACAAACTCATTATCAACGACTTCGATACCATCGCAGAACTGAACACCTTTGTTCGGACAAGAGACACGTATGCTGCCGAAGAAGGCAATAACGACGATATTGTAATGGGGCTAGTGCTTTATGCCTGGCTGACGGCACAGACATTCTTCAAAGATGAGACAAGAATCGACATCCGCAAGATCATGCTAGAAGAGCAGAACATGTTAGGAGAAGAAAGTATGCTGCCTTTTGGCTTTATTGAAGACGGACTTCGTAGAGAAATGGAAGTGGAAGATGGGGACATGTGGGAGCCACCAGCTGGCTATTTATCATCAAGTTTGTAAAAAACTAAATAGACAATAAAAAGAATATTGACCCAACAATAAAGGAGAAATCCAATGGCATTACAACTATCACCTGGAGTAAATGTATCAGAGATCGATCTGACTACAGTTATTCCTTCGGTTGCCACTTCTACTGGCGCATTTGTAGGACCTTTTAATTGGGGACCATGTAGTGTAGTAACATCTATTTCCGATGAGGTTCGTTTGGTGAACACCTTCGGTAAGCCAGACGGCAATAATTATGAATATTGGTTCTCCGCAGCAAACTTTTTGGCATACGGCAACAATTTAAAAGTTGTTCGTGCCCTGCCAAGTGGTGCTAATAATGCCACCGCAAATGGTGGTGCTTTGGTTATTAAAAACGAAGAAGATTGGGATGACAATCATAACGGTTATGCTGATGGTGCATATGGTGGTTGGGCAGCAAAATTTCCTGGAGCATTAGGCAACTCACTAAAAGTTTCAATAGCTGATTTAGGAACATTTGCAACATGGCCATACCGTTCACAATTTAATGCAAACACTGGAACATCATCATACGTTGCAAGTCGTGGTGGTGCAAATGACGAAGTTCATATCGTTGTTGTTGACGAAGATGGTTTGTGGTCAGGCACAGCAGGTACAGTTCTAGAAAAATATGCATTCGTTTCAAAAGCATCTGATGCTAAAGACGATTCGGGTAATAGCAACTATTATAAAAATGTAGTTTCAAATAAATCACAATATGTTTGGTGGGTTGCTCATCCAGCAACAGCAAATCTAAGTTCTGGTACTGCGTGGGGTTCTACTGCTAATGCTTCATCATTTAAAACAACAACAGCAAATGTAGAATATTCACTGTCAAACGGTGCAGATGGCACAGTGGGTTCTTCACAAATTACTACTGGATGGGATTTGTTTAAAAATCCAGAATCAATTGACATTTCGTTGTGTGTTACTGGTTCAGGTAATAGCACAATTGCTACATACGTTATTAGTAACATTGCTGAATCTCGTAAAGATTGTATGGCATTTATTTCGCCAACCAAAGCAAGTTGTGTAGACAATGCTGGTAGTGAAGCAAGTGCTATCGCAACATACCGTGATTCATTGACTTCATCTTCGTATGCTGTAATTGATTCCGGTTACAAGTATCAGTATGACAAATATAGTGATGTTTATCGTTGGGTTCCACTAAATGGTGACATTGCTGGAACATGTGTTCGTACAGATACCGAACGTGATCCTTGGTTCTCACCTGGTGGTATGAATCGTGGTGTGATCAAAAATGTCATTAAACTTGCATGGAATCCAACAAAATCAGAACGTGATTCTTTGTATCTAAAAGGAATTAATCCTGTTGTTTCGTTCCCAGGTGAAGGCACAGTTTTGTTTGGCGATAAAACGATGTTAGCAAAGCCAAGCGCCTTTGATCGCATCAATGTTCGTCGTTTGTTTATTACACTTGAGAAAGCGATTTCACGTGCGGCTCGTTTCTCTCTGTTCGAATTTAATGATCAGTTTACACGTGCCCAGTTTGTTGCTTTAGTTGAACCATTCTTGCGTGATGTACAAGGCCGTCGTGGTATTGTTGATTTCCGTGTAGTCTGTGATGACACAAACAACACCGCAGAGATTATTGATCGCAATGAATTTGTTGGTGACATTTACATTAAACCTGCTCGTTCTATCAACTTTATTCAACTTAACTTTGTTGCCGTACGCACAGGTGTAAGTTTCAATGAAGTTGTGGGTGCAGCCTAAATAAAAGAGAAACAGGAGAATAATAAATGGCATTTAACGTAAATCAGTTCCGTTCACAACTAACAGGTGACGGTGCCCGCCCAAATCTATTTGAGGTAAGTATGCCGTTTCCTGCGTTCTCAGCACCAGGAAACGCACAAACAAAAATGACGTTCATGTGTAAAACAGCACAACTTCCAGGAGCAACTCTGGGTGTTGTGCCTGTTCAATACTTTGGTCGTGAATTAAAGTTTGTGGGTAATCGCACATTTGCTGATTGGACAGTAACAATTATCAACGACGAAGATTTTATTGTACGCAATGCATTCGAACGTTGGATGAATGGCATCAACAGCCACAATCTAAACGTTCGTAATCCAGTCGCTGGTACACCACTAGGTTATACAACTGATGGTGAAGTTACTCAGTTTGGAAAAGCAGGTAACTCAATTAAGAAATACAAATTTGTTGGAATGTTCCCATCAGACATCACACCAATTGATGTTGATTGGGGATCAAATGATACGATTGAAGAGTTTTCTGTAACACTTACCTACCAGTGGTGGGAAGCAGTTGCAGATGGTGTGGTCTAAGAGTAGGGCTTTTGCCCTACTTTTATTACAGGATGATATTTAATGGCAATTAAACTTTTTGGCTTTACAATAGGCTCAAAGGATGTCGTCAAGGCTGAAAAGCCCGAACAGGCATCCTTTGCTTTGCCTTCCGCAACCATAGATGATGGTGCTGTTACCGTTACGCAAAATGCGTATTACGGTACATACGTTGATCTTGAAGGTTCTGTTCGCAACGAAATAGAACTTATTACACGTTATCGTGAGATGTCAAATCACCCAGAGTGTCAAATGGCAATTGATGAAATCGTCAATGAAGCCATCACACATGATGATCAAGGTAAGGTTGTTGACATCGTTCTTGACAATCTGAAGCAGCCTGAAACAATCAAGAAGAAAATTATCGAAGAGTTCAACAATGTATTAAAGATGTTGAACTTTAGTAATTTGGCTGATGATGTTTTCAAACGTTGGTATATTGATGGTCGTGTTTTTTATCATATCGTAGTTAACGATAAAAATCCTAAAGAAGGTATTCAAGAACTTAGATACATTGATCCACGCAAGATTCGTAAAGTGCGTGAGATTAAAAAAGATCGTGATCCAAAAACTGGAGCAATGATCGTCGTATCGGTTGCTGAATACTATGTCTATAATGATCGTGGTACCACGACACAGACATTTACATCAAACGTAGGTCAAGGCATTCGTATTGCACCAGACGCTATCATTAATGTGAACTCTGGTTTGATGGATGCTAAGAATACATTTGTTATTTCGTATCTACACAAAGCAATCAAGCCACTCAATCAGTTACGTATGATTGAAGATGCGATTGTTATTTACCGTATTTCAAGAGCGCCAGAACGCCGTATTTTCTACATCGACGTTGGTAACTTGCCACGTGGTAAAGCAGAGCAATATCTGCGTGACATCATGATCAAGTACCGTAACAAATTAGTTTACGATGCCAACACAGGTGAGATCCGTGATGAACGTAAGCATATGTCAATGCTTGAAGACTTCTGGCTACCACGCCGTGAAGGTGGTAAAGGTACAGAAATTACCACACTGCCTGCTGGTCAAAACTTGGGCGAACTAGAAGATGTAAAATATTTCCAAAAGAAACTTTTACAATCTTTAAACGTACCATATTCAAGACTTGAATCACAAGAAGGTGGTTTAGCAGGTCTTGGTCGTTCACAAGAAGTTACACGTGATGAACTGAAGTTTGCCAAGTTTGTTGTTCGTCTGCGTAATAAGTTCTCACAAGTGTTTGATGAAGCACTCAAAGTACAATTGGTACTGAAGGGCATTTGTACACGTGAAGAATGGGATAAGTTCAAAGAAGATGTTTACTACGACTTCCGTAAAGACAATAACTTTACCGAACTGCGTGAAGCAGAATTGCTACAGAATAGATTACAAATGGTAAGCCTAGTTGATCCATTTGTTGGTCGTTACTTCTCCAATAATTATGTGATGAATAAGATTCTCATGATGACGGATGAAGAGATTGAAGCAATGCAAGCAGCAATACAAAAAGAAAAAGACACATTGCCCGATGACATGCAAGGTCCCGCATTAGGTGGACCACCACAGGGTGCTGAACCTCAAGCAGAACCAGAAGACAATACGGTAGAAAATACCGAAGAAGAAGAGTCATTAACACCTGGTTTAGATGACGAAGTAAGTAAATCGGTTGTCAGTATAAATAATAGACGCAGATAAGGAAAATTATTATGGAACTAAAAGATATTATCAATAACATTGCCGCTGGTGATAGCGCAGCAGCAAAAGAAGGTATAGAAAATGTTTTATCCGCAAAAGCGTTCGATGCGCTCCAAGGCCGTAAGCAAGAAATGGCTACAACTTTATTTGGCGGGAAAGAGCAAGGTGACGAAGAAGTTACCGACAGTGAAGAAGCCGTAGAGCAAGAATGAAATCACTACTCGAATTCAAATCTATCGTAGAAGAAGAGAAACAGGACTACTCTAAGTTCGATGCGCTTGTTCGTGCAGGGTTAGCAAACAAAGCACAGTTGGCCCGCATCCACAAAATCTTAGACAAGATGGGTGAAGAACGCCCACAGTTCAACAATGCTGATCGTGAGATCATGCGTAATCTTTTTAATCGCATGGTAGATTTAGTTTCAAGTAAACAGATTTATGGTAAAGCAAGACAAGCAGTCCGTGAAGAAGTAGAACTTAATGAAGCACGTATGGATACACCATTGGTGCCAGATCCACCTGTTATATTAGTAATCAAACGTAAAGCGGTAAGATTGTATCCAGACGGCACACGTATTGCTCTGTATTGGAGTGACAAAATAAAACGAGCATTTAGCATTCCTTATGGTCCAATGGTTGATGCTCCAGTTCAAGCGGAAGAATACATTAAAGAACTTGCTGAAGCAGAAGAAATAACGCTCAACGATGGCATTACTATTTCTTTAGACGAAGAAACAAAACAACAAATTATAAACACATACGGTCAGTTAGAAGAAGACAGCAAAGAAATCTTTTGGCAACAACTAACTGAGTCTGTAACAACATTCGGAAAACTATATGAATTTTGTAGAACTAATTCTACAGAATAGATTAGACGAAGCCAAAGAATTAATCTTTGAGCGTCTGAACGACATTGCTTCTATCCGTATGGAAGAAGCAAAGCCATATGTCGTTGATGCGATGTTTGAAGAGATTGAAGTTGACGAACAAGTGTTAGAGGAAGCGGCTAAGAAACGCAATCCAAACATTCAAAAGATGGGTCGTATTACAAAAGTACGCCGCCGTATTCGTCGCAACAAAAAAGGTAGAATTATCGTACAAAGAAATGTACGCAAATCAGGCATCAAAGGTTATAGAATTTCTGGTAGCACGGTTAAACGTATACCTGCAACAGTAAGATTACGTAAAGCACGTTTATTGAAACGTTCTTGGAAGACAACAAGAAAAAGTAAACTAAGACGTACATTGATGAAAAGAAAAATGTCAATGCGCCGTCGTCAAGCAATGGGACTAAAATAAAATGCCATTTGAAATTACCAATACACTTAGAGGATCGTCAATCGTTCGAGCAGTTGATCCTGGAACATATACTGTCACTCTCAATGATTTAAGAGCAAACGCAACCATCGAGACTGTTACTGCGGCAGACATTCGTCATGTTAAATGGTCAACAAACGGCAACATTCGTATTGTCCGTAATAGCATTCCATTACTGGCACTGCATAGTGGTGGCAGCATGGACTTTGATGAGTACGGACATTCAATTGCAAATAATAACACTCAAAGCATCGTAATTGAAATTGTTACTGGCGGTACGGTTGTTCTAGAACTGGCCAAGTATGCAACTTACAATGTTGATCCATACACAGGAGTATCAATCTAATGAAACTTATTAAAGAACACATTGAAAATGTAAGATATCTTACCGAAAAAACAGAAGACGGTAAAAAGAATCTGTACATTGAAGGCATATTTCTAGTTGGCGATGCAGTCAACCGTAACAATCGTATGTACAAAATGGATACACTTCGTAATGAAGTTGAACGATATACCGAAGAGTACATCAACACAAATCGTGCGCTTGGTGAACTGGGACATCCAGACACACCATCACTGAATCTAGAACGTGTGTCGCATAAGATTACAAGTTTGGTAGAGAACGGTAATACATTTGTCGGTAAAGCACTCATCATGGAAACACCATATGGTTTGATTGCTAAGAATCTTATTGAGTCTGGTGTCGGTCTTGGTGTTTCATCACGTGCTTTGGGTTCTGTCGTAATGACAAAAGAAGGTTATAATCTAGTACAAGATGACCTGCGTCTTGCAACTGCTGCTGATATTGTTGCTGACCCTTCTGCTCCAGGTGCTTTTGTTCAAGGTATTATGGAGAACAAAGAATGGATGTTCGTAGAAGGTAAGTTTGTCGAGTCTCATATCGACTATGCTAAACAGCAAATTCGCAAAGCATCACGCAGAGACATTGAATCTGTTGGGTTACAGCTTTTCGAAAACTTTCTACGAAAACTTTAAAATTTATAAATAAGAAATCATAAGGAGATATTCAATGGCAACAAACAAACTCATGGAAGCAGCGGCAGAAATTCTTGCAGGAAGCAAGTCATCTGCTCCTGGTATGCCAATGCCTAAACTGCCTTCTGTTACTCCAGGTAACTCTGGAACACCTGAAGACTTGGGCGGTCCTACATATCAAAATAACAAGCCTACTGATGATTCTAACAAATTGTCAAACAAAGCTAGTGCTAAGAGTGCTTCAGCACCTACAACTAAGCCATCAGCGGCATCATCCGATGTTCAGCTTGGCGACAAGAATATGAAAGCTGGTACAGGCGCAGCAATGATGCCTGAACAAGCCGACGAAGAAGAAGAACTGATTGATGACGAAACAGCAATCGAAGAAATGAAAGCACAAATGAAAGAAGATGTTGCTTCATTGTTTGCTGATGACAAAAACATTTCTGAAGACTTCAAAGCAAAAGCCGCTACAATCTTTGAAGCACGTGTATTCGACCGTGTTGCTCAGATTCAAGAGCAAATGGAAGCAGAATATGCCGGCATGTTGGCTGAAGCCCTTGAAGAAATCAAGTCTGAACTTACAGAAAAAGTAGATGACTACCTGAACTACGTAGTAGAGCAGTGGATGGACGAAAACGAAATCGCTATCGAAAGCGGTCTGCGTTCGGAAATCACAGAAGACTTTATTGCTGGTTTGCGTAATCTGTTTGCCGAAAACTACATCAACGTTCCAGAAGACAAAGTAGAACTAGTCGATGAACTTGCATCTAAGGTCGAAGAACTGGAAGTTAAACTGAATGAAGAAATTGAAGCAAATATTCAGTATAAAAAACAGCTTACTGAAGCAATCAAAGTACAACTAGTAAATGAAGTTTGCGAAGGTCTCACAGCAACTCAAGTAGAAAAAATCAAAGCACTTGCAGAGAGTGTAGAATTCTCCACAGAGGAAGAGTTCGTTGAAAAACTTGAGACAATTCGTGAGAATTACTTTCCATCAGGCATCAAAAAAGCCGATGTAGCTCAACTTCATGAAGAAGTAGAAGACGATGGTAGCGAAAAGAAAGTAGCCGCTGATCCATATGTCGCTTCGGTTGTTAATGCAATTTCAAGAACAAAAATTTAAATAATAAACTAAGGAGATACAAAGATGTATTTGTCTGAAAATCTACAATCAAAATGGGAAAGCGTTCTGGATCATCCAGATATGCCAAAAATTGCTGACCCATATCGTAAAGCAGTTACAGCGGTTATTCTTGAGAACCAAGCTCAAGAGATGATCAAAGAAGGTTCAATTCTGAGCGAAACTGGTTCTCCAACTAACTTTGCTGGTACAGGTGGTTTTGGTGGCGGTTCTGCTGCTGCTGGTCCAGTTGCTGGTTTCGATCCAATTCTGATCAGCCTGGTTCGTCGTTCACTGCCTAACCTGATCGCTTATGACGTTTGCGGCGTTCAGCCAATGACAGGTCCTACAGGTCTGATCTTTGCAATGCGTACTAAGTATGCATCACAAGGCGGTAACGAAGCATTCTACAACGAAGCAAACACAGCATTCTCGGGTGCTAACGGTGCAATCGTTGCTTCTTCAATGACAATCGCTGGTAACACAACAGATTATCTGTTTACAGGTAACGCTGCTCCAACTGGTGCTATGACAACTGGTTCTGCTGAAGCACTGGGTGATGGCGCTGCTGGTAACACATTCCAAGAAATGGCATTCTCAATTGAGAAAGTCACTGTAACAGCCCGTACACGTGCGCTGAAAGCAGAATACTCAATGGAACTGGCACAAGACTTGAAAGCAGTTCATGGTCTTGACGCTGAAACAGAACTGGCTAACATTCTGTCCGCTGAAATTCTTGCTGAAATCAACCGTGAAGTTATCCGTACAATCTACAAGATTGCTAAGCCAGGTTGCCAAGCAGGTACAACAACTAGAGGCGCATTCAACCTTGACACAGACTCAAACGGTCGTTGGATGGTTGAAAAGATCAAAGGTCTGGCATTCCAGATTGAGCGTGAAGCAAACCAAATCGCTAAGACAACCCGTCGTGGAAAAGGTAACATCGTTATCTGTTCTTCAGACGTAGCATCTGCTTTGGCGATGGCTGGTATCCTTGACTATAACTCAGCACTTGCTGGTCAAGTATCACTGACAGTTGACGATACTGGTAATACATTTGCTGGTACAATCTTCGGTCGTATCAAAGTTTACATCGATCCATACTTCCCAGTTGGTTCGACATCCGAATTTGCTGTAGTTGGTTACAAAGGCACAAACGCATACGATGCTGGTATGTTCTACTGCCCATACGTACCGCTGCAAATGGTTCGTGCAGTTGATACTGGTACATTCCAGCCAAAGATTGGCTTCAAGACTCGTTACGGTCTGGTAGCAAATCCATTCGCAGAAGGTACAGATCAAGGCCTCGGCGCTCTGACAACACAGAGCAACAACTACTACCGTGGCTTCCGTATCGCAAACCTGATGTAATTAAATAACCACCGTAGAGTGGGATTTAGAGAGACACCTTCGGGTGTCTCTTTTTTTATGGCGCATAAATAGAAGTATGACAGTCCTCACACGAAACCCTACAAATCCAAATTCGTTACAGCCTAACAAGTTTACGCTGAACCTGGCTCGTACACCGAATTTACAATACTTTGCTCAAACGATTTCTTTGCCTGGTCTTTCTACATCCGAAATTCCAGTACAGAACCCGTTCGTTGAACTGTATGCGCCAGGCGAAAAAGCAATCTACGATGTGTTGAATGTTACTTTTATTGTTGATGCTGAGTTACTTTCTTGGTTAGAAATACACGATTGGCTTCGTGCTGTAACATTCCCAACAGAGTATGAAGAATATCAAAACTTAGCCAAGCTAAATCAATTTGCTTCAGCAATACCAACAAGCACTCCACAATACTCTGACGGTGCGGTAACACTTCTATCAGCATCAAACAAGCCTTATTACCGTTTCAACTTCAAAGATTTATTTCCAATCTCACTATCTGGTTTTGTCTTATCATCTACCGATACTCCAGACACAATCATTACAGCAGACGCTACATTCAGATTTACCTATTATAACGTAGAAAAATTATTCTAAATGTGATATACTCCTGACAGGAGGTATACTATGACAAAACTTGAAGAAGTATTACAAATGTGGACTGCGGATTCAAACATTGACCGCACTGAACCAGGTAAAGCACTGATTGATATTCCTAAACTTCATTCGAAGTATCTGAACATTCTTTCTTCCCATCGACTGCTGGCTAAGGAAGCAGACTTCAACTACAATAAATGGCGTAAGTTGAAATGGGAATATTACACTGGTAGACTTGATGAAGATGAACTTGAGAAACGTGGATGGCAACCATTTCCATACACACTCAAATCCGAGATCAATACATACTTAGAAGCTGATGAAGATATCAACAAGTATCTTGCCAAGAAATTGTTACATGAAGAAATTGTTGAAGTCTGTCAAGCAATATTGAAAGAGTTAAATAACAGGACTTGGGAGTTGAGATCCTTTATTGATTGGGAAAAGTTTATACAAGGTGTCTGATTTAATATTATACAAACAGAATGAAGCATTCATCAGGTTTGCGTGTGAAAAAAGTGTCGCACAAGAACTTGCTGACTACTTTACTTTTTTTGTGCCAGGCTATCAATTTATGCCGGCATACAAGAATCGGTTGTGGGATGGCCGCATAAGACTTGCTGACTTACGTACACACACTATCTATCATGGTCTTGTGCCTTACATCCAGAAGTTTTGTGAAGAAAGAGACTACAAACTTGAGATTGATTCTGTTGTAAGCAATACAGAGAGTTTTTCAGCGATTGAAGCTAATGAGTTTCTAGAGCAACTTCAATTAGACAAGAGCATTATAGCAGAAGGTGTCAGGGACTATCAATACAAAGCCTTCATATTTGCCGTTAGAAACAAGCGAATGTTGTTATTATCACCGACTGGTTCTGGTAAGTCGTTGATTCAATACTTGATATTACGTTATCTACAACACAAAGGTTATAAGAAAGGATTGCTAATTGTTCCTACAACTTCTCTTGTTGAGCAAATGTATTCTGATTTTCAATCTTATGGCTACGATGCCGCAAACTATGCCCATCGACAGTATTCAGGAAAAGATAAACATACAGATAAATTTTTGACCATTACAACATGGCAATCTATCTACAAGAACCCTGCCGAATACTTTGAGCAGTTTGATTTTGTATTGGGCGATGAAGCACATCAGTTCAAAGCAAAGTCATTAACTACCATTATGACTGGTCTGAAGAATGCCAAGTATCGGATTGGTTGTACTGGCACAATTGACGGTACGCAAACACATAAACTTGTATTGGAAGGTTTGTTTGGTCCAGTATATCAATCGACCACTACTGCCAAGTTAATTGAAAACAAACAACTAGCAGACTTTCGTATCAAGTGTTTGGTGTTGAAATATCCAGAAGAAGTGTGTAAACTTTCCAGAGGCTGGGACTATCAGTCTGAGATAGACTACATAGTAAAAAGTACCGCACGAAATGAGTTCATTCGGAATCTTGTATTATCATTAGAAGGTAACTCACTGGTACTATTCAATCTAGTAGAGAAACATGGTAAACATCTACACAAGATGATTGAAGAGAAAGCTGGTAATAGACATGTGTTTTTTGTTTACGGTGGCACAGACGTTGATGTTCGTGAACAAGTTCGTGCTATTACCGAAAAGCAAAATGATGCCATTATAGTTGCTTCTTATGGCACTTTTTCTACAGGGATTAATATACGTAATCTCCACAATGTTGTTTTTGCTTCACCGTCTAAGTCAAGGGTAAGAAACCTTCAGTCGATTGGTAGGGGTTTACGAATTGGAGAAAATAAAACCGAAGCAGTTCTTTATGACATAGCAGACGATTTTCGTATTGGTAAACATGTGAATTATACCTTGACACATCTTCAAGATCGTGTTAGGATATACGATGAAGAAAAATTCAAATACAAGTTTTACAATATAGAGGTCAAGAATGCATAACGTTAAACTTATAAGAATGCAATCTGGTGAAGATATCATGGCTTCTATGTTAGAAGATGGCGAATCTGATCAAATACAAATCAATGATCCTATGCGTATTGTCTTTCGTCGATTGCCTACAGGTCAGACGGTCATGATGATGATGCCTTGGTTGCCAGTCGAATTGATCAAAGAGAACTCTGCGATGATTTATTATTCTGATATAGTAACTGTTGTTGAACCAAAAGAATCAATGATAAGGTACTATGATAAACTTGTTGAGCGTACAATTGAAGAAATGTCAGATTCAGATAAGATGATTGACAATCTTCTAGAAGAGCAAGAAAGTGAAGAAGAAGACACTCAGCAAAAAATTATGGAAGAAATAATTCAAGACATTCACGATATGAAGAATAGAAAACTACATTAATAGGAAATTTTGTTATGTCAAAAGTGGTGACATTTGTGATACCAAGCAGTGCTGCTCAAGCATATCAAGCACTATCTAATAAGTATTCGGCTATCGAGCCACCAACATGGGCATTGCTTCTAGCAAATGCTGTTCGTGTAGAAGGTCATGATCCTTGTATTTTAGATTTTGATGCTGATCCATCACCAGACATTGAACATGCCGCACACCGAATTTCTGGTACCAACACAGATATAGCAGTCTTTGTTCTTTACGGACAAAATCCAAACTCAGGCACCACAATGATGATTGGTGCATCAAGACTAGCAAGACAACTCAAACTCATTCGACCTTCAATCAAAATCGTATTCATTGGATCACATGCTTCAGCACTACCATATGATGTAATTGGTTTGCCATATGTTGATTTCGTATTCATCAACGAAGGTGTATATGGTCTATTAGACTTGCTTCAAACGAATTACAAAGATCATCTAGACAAAGTTCGTGGTCTTGTTTACAAGAAGCATGGTTTTGCTGCTACAGGTGCTCCAGGTGAGATTGTAAAAACAGAAGACATGGATCGTGTGATGCCCGGTTATGCTTGGGACTTGTTACCAAAGAAAAGAAAATTACTAGACAAGTATCGGGCTCATTATTGGCACACAAATTTCTTAGATGAAGATCGTACACCATTTGCTGCTATCTCAACATCACTGGGTTGTTCATTTGGTTGTAACTTCTGTATGATCAATATTGTGAATCGTACATCATACGAACAAGGAACAGTATCATCAGATTCACGTGGTATGCGTTTCTGGTCACCTGAGTTGATGCTCAAAGAGTTTGAGTATTTGTATGAGAATGGTGTTCGTACAGTGCGGCTGACTGATGAGATGTTCTTTCTGAACAAGAAATATTACATACCAATTCTTGAAGGTATCAAACAACGTGGTATGGATTTCAACTTTTGGGCATACGCACGTGTTGACTCTGTGCGTAAAGATCAACTAGAATTGTTCAAAGAAGCAGGTGTTAATTGGCTAGCACTTGGTATTGAAGCAGGCAATCCACAAGTTCGTTTAGAGATTGACAAAGGTCGATTTAAACAAGTTGATATTCGTGAAGTTGTACAAGACATTAAAGATGCTGGTATCAGTGTACTAGGTAATTATATGTTTGGTTTTCCAGAAGATACGCAAGAAACCATGCAAGAAACACTCGACCTTGCACTAGAGTTAAATTGTGAACACGCTAACTTCTACGCCGCAATGGCATTACCAGGCAGTCCATTATATATGGAAGCAGTCAACAATGGTTGGGACTTACCAGAGACATTTGAAGAGTTTGCTTTCCTATCATACGATTGTAAACCACTGCGTACAAAAGCATTGAGTGGCGCTGAAGTTTTAAAGTTTCGTGATGAAGCATGGCACAAATACTTTTCACATGAGCCATTTCTAAATCTTGTTGAGAATAAATTTGGAATACAGTCAAGACAAAACATTCAAGAAATGTCAAAGATTAAATTGAAGAGGAAGATACTAGGTGACTAAGCAAGAACTTATAGCATTCGAAGAAAAGATGGCAGATCATTTTAATAATGGTCGTATTCGTGCGCCTATTCATCTTTACTACGGCAATGAAAATGAAATGATTAAAATATTCAAAAACATTCGTTCAAAAGATTGGGTGTTTTGTTCATGGCGTTCACACTATCAATGTTTACTCAAAGGTGTACCACCAGAACAATTGGAAAAAGATATACTAGAAGGTAAATCAATTTCATTGTGCTATCCTGAATACAACATCTATTCAACAGCGATTGTTGGTGGTAACATACCAATTGCTGTTGGTGCGGCGATGGCTATGAAGAGAAAAAAGATTGATACAAAAGTCTATTGCTTTGTTGGTGATATGACTGCTGAATCAGGTATTTTTATGGAGAATTTTAAATACTCCATGCAACAAGAACTGCCTATTAAATTTATTGTTGAAGACAATGGTAAATCTGTTTGCACTGATACAGCAAAAACTTGGGGTGTAGAAGAATCATCATACACAAATGTCGAGAATGAATACATCTATTACTATGAATATGAAACCAAATATCCACATGCTGGTGCTGGAGTGAGGGTACAATTTTGAAATACTTTGACGAACTAAAAGCATCAATGGATATGCTTGCAAAAGACCCACGTGTTGTCTTTATAGGCCAAGCTGTAGAGTATGCTGGCACAGCAATGTCAAATACATTGAAAGATGTGCCAAAAGAAAAACTGATTGAAATGCCCGTGTTTGAAGACACTCAAATGGGCATGACACTTGGACTTGCACTTGCAGGTTATATACCCGTGAGCATTTTTCCACGTTGGAATTTTTTGATCTGTGCAACGAATCAACTTGTGAATCATGTTGATAAGATAAAGAGAATGTCTGATTACAAACCGAGAATGATTATACGAACAAGTATTGGTTCAGAAAGACCTTTACATCCACAACATCAACACGTTGGCGATTATACAGAAGCATACAGAATGATGTGTCCGAACATTGATATAGTCAGACTTGAAGAGCCGAGACAAATCTTCAATGCATACTGTAGCGCATATCTAAGAACAGATGGTAAAGCAACTCTGCTTGTTGAGTATGGTGATTATTATAACGAAAAATGATTATATCTAAAACTCCTTATCGTCTTTCTCTGTTTGGTGGTGGTACAGATTATCCAGATTGGTTTCAGTCAAGGCAGAGTAAAGTAATTTCTGCCGCAATGGCGCATTACTGCTATATAAATTTAAAAAAATTGCCGCCCTATTTTGATTATGTGAACAGAGTTATCTACTCAAAAATAGAAAGTGTCAATGATATTTCACATATAGATCATCCTTCTGTAAGGGAGTGTTTAAAATACTATGGTATACTTAATGGAATTTCTATTACTCACGATGGTGATTTGCCTGCTCGTTCTGGTATTGGATCATCTTCTTCGTTTACTGTTGGACTGATTCATGCTATACTTACAGCACAGGGCAAGTTGCCTACACCTCATGATCTAGCACTTGATGCTATCAATATAGAACAAAACTATATTGGTGAATCTGTCGGTGTTCAAGATCAAATTATGGCAGCGTATGGTGGCATTCGTGTGATTGAACTTTCTGGCGCAAATAT